TGGAGACTTAGGTGGAGATCTTGGTGGGCCCGAAGAGATGCCAGCCGCAGCCGCAGGCGGTGAAGCAGCCGACGCGCTGGGTGGAGGCGATGAAGGTGGTGGCGAAGAGTCCTCACTTCTCGCAGTTCCCCCTGGTAGCCGAAATGCACCCCGCCTTACACCTGGAGCCAAAGGAAAAGTCTACCACCCAGTCAAGGTGGATAAGAGACCTTCTGGCGCCCGCACTCGTTCGTATGCAGGCAAAGCTAGCGCAGAAAAAAGCAGCGCTACAATTCGAAATGTTATGCCAGGATACAGTGACTTACGGTCTGTTGCGAGAATGGATGGTCTGGGAGCAGGTATTTACGAAAGGGAAGAGTCTATTTATAATTTGAGAGAGCAAACAGAAGAAGACAAGTTATTCGAGATTAACGCATCTATCCGAACTTTGCTTGAGGGATTAGAGAAAAAGACAACGGAGCAGAAGAATGAAAATGAAGCATAATAAGAAACGGAATACCGCTTTTGTATTTGAAAGTCTCGTTAGAGAGATTACTTCTTTGGTTTTGAAAGAAGATGAAGAGCAAAAGCAAAAGATTATCAGCATCATCCGCAAGCACTTCAAGGACGGAAGCGCCCTTAAGACAGATTTGGATTGTTACCGGTCGCTATATGAAAACCAAAACCTGGATCGACTGACATCAGAAAAGATCCTCAAAGAAGTAAAGCTGCAGAAGCGTCTTATTAATTCTGAGGAATTGTTTGATGAGCAAACCGCTCTTATTCACGATGTTAACAAGGAAGGTAGCGGCAACATTTTTAATAACTTTGTTCCCAACTACAGAACTCTCGCATCAATAGCGCAGATTTTTTCTATAAAGACCTCACCCAAGAAAAGAGTGGTGATGGAAAACGAAATCATTCGCAACATGCTTCAAGAAGAAAGCACCGAAGCCGATATGAGTGCGGTCGATAAGGTTCTCTACAAAACTTTTGTTCAGAAGTTTAACGACAAGTATGATACCGATCTGCTTGAAGAACAGAAAGAATTACTGACGCGCTACATTGTATCCTTTTCAGATAACGCGCTCGATTTAAAGCTTTATTTGAATGAAGAGATTGCGCGCCTCAAGGAAAGTCTGATGAAGGCATCGGACATGGAGGATATCAAAGCAGATTCTGAAATGCTTGAGAAAACCAATACGATTGTTGAGCGCTTAGAATCTTATGCGAAACAAAACATCAACGAAACGGTATTGCTCACCGTTCTTAAAACACAAGCACTGGTGAAGGAAATCTATCACGATGCCCATAACGATTAAATTAGGAGATAAAGCTGACAAGCTAGTCACGCTTGAGATGGATATCCGCAAGAGCCTTAGCGGAGATCTGATGATTTTTGATCATGGGGATATTGATATCGTGCTTTCCCCCTCACAAAACAAGGTGATTGCCTTTCCTAAAGAGATTATGTCAGATTATGTTTATGGTGCCCAGAATCGCTTGTTTACTTATTTGCGCAAGCGCGGCATTGTTATTCCCGAGTCTATCCAGGCAGGCTCTTTTTATGGTTCTTTTGAGGCCACGATGGAAACCCCGAAGAGCGAGAACATAAGCGCTTCTAAATTGACCCTAGTTAATATTTCTAATTTTATCACAGAAGAACGCCCCTACTTCGAATCTACTGAAGCTATTATCTCAATGACTGATGATGAGTTTATTGATCCAGACAACGAAGATTCCACAGAGCTTGGTGAAGTTCCCCAGGCAGTGCAGCAGGGTTCGATTCGCAAAGGATTTGTTCGAGATCCTTACTCCTTAAATTATTTATATACAATCTAGAGGTAACAATGGAATTAATATACTTTGTATTGGCCGCATATGGTCTCACGCAAATTTTGGTATACAGCGATCTTCCGCTGCTTAAGGCGTTAAGACCAAAGAAACGCTCAATAAAAGGCTACGGAAAGCTTTTCCACTGTCCCATGTGTATGGGATTTCATGTGGGCTGGTTTTTAATGCTACTTTCTCCATTTACAGAACTATTTAATTTTGATGTAACTGTCACTAATTTCTTTCTTCTTGGATGGCTCTCGTCTGGAACATCATATGTTTTGAACACGGTCTTTGGAGATAAAGGGATACAACATTCACAAACTATGGAGATAACAGACAATGAAGATCACTAAGAAACAATTACAACGAATCATTCAGGAAGAAATTCAAAACACCTTGGCAGAGGTGACGCCCTCTCCAACAATTCCACAGAAGAAGCACGGCAAGGCGGCCGCCGTGGCGGGAATGAAAGACCTTCGCAAACAAGGTACTGGCGCCGTGTCAGCCGTAGCCGGAATGAGCCCACTTGAGGGTGAAATTGAGTCGCGATTACAAGAGCTTCATGACGAGCTTGTGGAAAAGGGTGAAGTCAACGCCGCCACTGTGGTAAAGCAACATATTGATCGCGCGCTAATGGCGGCGAAAGGTGCCAAACAATGAACTACTGGACTAAAAAATGGATGCTGCAACCCGTCCGCAATTGTAAGAAAGGCTGCTAACTCGCGCGGGTGACGCCCGCCAAGGAATAACAAAATGAGTAAAAAAGTACTAAGAGAATATTATGCACTGTGTGAGGGAGGAGTTTGTCAAGATCTTCTTACCGAACAAGAGAAGCAATTCATTGCCAATGGTGGTATGATCCTCTCTGGTATCATGCAAAAGTCGGATGCACTCAACGGCAATGGCCGTATCTATCCGCATGCAACTCTCCAACGAGAAGTTCAAAACTATCAAAAGCTCGTTAAAGAGAACAGAGCCCTTGGTGAGCTTGATCATCCAGAAGATTCTATCATTAATCTTCGCAATGCCTCCCACATGATTACAGAGGTGTGGTGGAATGGCAATGACGTGATGGGAAAAGCTAAGGTGCTCGACACCCCCTCCGGTCAAATCTTACGTTCTCTCGTAGATTCCGGCGTAACTCTCGGAATTTCATCGAGAGGAATGGGGTCTGTTTCAGAAAGCAATGGTCAGACAATGGTGGAGGATGACTTTCAATTGATTTGTTTCGATTTCGTGTCGGAGCCCTCCACACCCGGCGCTTTCATGATGAAGGAGGCCAAAGACTTAAACACATCATCAGTATTCACCAAAGCAGACCGCATTAACAGATTGTTAAATGAGGTCTTAAGTGATGAGTGAATGGTCTTCGTTTGAAAAAGACAAGCTTATAACTGAGTCTTGGCGCTCCTTTTTAAAAGAAGAAGCATCAGCGCGCCAGATTCAGACATTTGTGGGTACCCCGACACAAGATGCTCCAAAAGAGGAAGAGCCCGAGAAAGAGATGGGCCCCCCTTGGTATGGCGTTGTCCTGACTGATGAGGGAACCCTTGTGGGTGTTGAGGGGCAAAAGCCCGTTGAAGATGAGGGCGAAACAACAACCACGACTGGTGCCACCGCACCTACAACCACCACCCCTCTACAAGAAGAAGACGACATAGAAGGTACCGCCCCCTCACCCGAAGGCGCAGAAAAACCCGAGCCCGCGCCCGACGCGATTGTCGATGAACCACAACCGTTTTTGGCAGATCAAGCAAAAGACTGGGAGAACGAGGGCAAGATAGTTAAGCTTTTGGATCCTATCCCCATAGAGGAATTGCCACTACACACAGATTCAACCAAAGCCAAAGTAACATTGATACCGGACTTAATGAAGCTTTTTGAGTCTCAATTTGCAGAATTTTTTGATAACTTAGAAAAGAAAGAAGAACCTGAAGACGAAAAGGTTACAGAAAAGTTAGAAGATCGAGAAAGCGCTATTTCTGGCCGCGTGCAAGCCATGACGCGCCCCGATCTTTTCGGAGGTGCAGGTGCCCAGAATGTTAAAGAGTTTTTTGAAGCTGCAGAAAAAGCTGAGTCTTTTGTTTTTGAAGATCACCGCACTGCCCCAGAAAAGAAAGAAGTGAGTTATGGGAGATTTGTGCCTCGCGTGGGCACTGGAAGAGCTTGGAATTCAATGAAAGCGCACTGGAAGGGAACAGATAGTGAGCTAATGATTGCTTTGCACAAGTTCGCTGCTTTCATTGGGCCTTTTATCATGCCTACTAAAACTAATTTCGATAAAGATCCTAAACATGCTGATAAGGAAACATTATTGGGGCGCCGAAAAGAATTACAAGATGAGCTTTTCGAGGGGATTCGCTGGATCTGCCGCCTGGCTGAAGCCGAAGCCCAGAAGAAATATGATCATCCTTTGGCGCGTGTATTTAATACAAATTACCTGTTAGGGAGCGCTAAGGAGTTGGCGACAAAATATGAGAAACTTCGCCAATCAAGCCCAGCAACTGCTCAAGATATTTATAATGTAGCTGATTTATTTTTAGGGGGTGACGAAACGATTCAGACTGGCGAAGATTCAAAAGTAGGCTCTTATCGTCATCGAGCCATGATCGATCTCATCAATAGTATCGTGTGGGAAGAAGACTCGCCGGATATTAAAGCTTTTGTAGGCGCTAATCCTGCTGCAGCCGCCGTGGCCACCCAAGACGTACAAAGTGGACCCGGCACCAAAGGTTGGACGACGCCCACCCCAGGACAAGCAGGACCCACAGCGGGACTCACCTATGGTGGAAAGGGCGAGACGGGGAAGAAGGCTTATAGGTCCCGAGAGAAAAAGTCAGCAGCCCGCGCCGCAGCTAGGGGTGCAGGAGGGGTCGCCACAGATAAGGAGGGCAATCTCATTTATAAAGGGCCCGCACCAGGCACCTTTAAAGGCTTGGAAGAACAACAACTTATTGAGCGTTGGAAGCTTTTAGCAGGAATTAAAAAGGAAGTAATATGAAAAAATCAGATCTAAAACAATTAATCAAACCATTGGTAAAAGAATGCATCCATGAAGTCCTTATTGAAGAGGGCATTTTGGCTAATGTGGTATCAGAAGTGGCCAAAGGTTTACAACAGAACGTTATTGTGGAGACCAAACAAAAACAACCCGACGCTCTATTTAATGAGAACTTGCGGATGCAACGCAAGGCTACAGACTCTAGAGTAAAATTGCAAGAACATAGAAAGAAATTGTTGGATGCGGTTGGACAAGATGCCTATAATGGTGTAGACTTGTTTGAAGGAACAGAAGCAATCCCGGCCCCCGCCAGCGAATCCTCGACGCCATCGGTACTAGGAGATAATCCAGGAGATGCAGGGGTCGATATCAGTTCAATTATAGGAGGCGCTTCCCAAGTGTGGCGCGCCCTAAAATGAGGTTAGTATGAAAAAAGCAGCACACGTTAGGGTAACTTCGAAGGAATGTAGAGGCGACGTTAACAGAATGATTAAAAGGTTTATTAAGAAAACGAAAAAGGCAAAGATTGTCGAACAGGTCAGAGAAAGACGATACTATAAAAAGCCTTCTGAGGTTAAAAGAGACAAGATGCGCCGTGCTGAGCGCCAACGACGCAGAGATGAACAAAAACGGCAAAGAGCACAAGAAAGGCGCAATAGAAAAAATAACTGACTATTTATTTGTGATAGTAAAAATTTAGGAGATTTATAATGGCAAAAACACACAATCCCTGGAATATAGCACCGGGTATTAATAATGTGGGATCGTATCAAGTAAGTGGCGAGCCATATGCCACCTCATCCATTGGTACCAGCGCTGTTAAGCGAAGAATTCAATTTCCCCAAGTTACGAATTGGATTAAGATTATCAATTATGATATGACCGGTTCTTGCAAAGTAGGGTTTTCAAGCTTGGGGCTCGTAGAGACTCCATATTCATCAAGCGCACCAGGCGGCCCACAACCGAATCCTGGATATCGATCTGGTTTTAATTACTTTACAATCCCATCCGGAAGTCATGGCGAAGTTCACCGTGATTCTGGGGTTCTAGATTGGAAAGTTTCGGAACTATGGATCGCTGGATCAGCAAATGTGGCAGTTCTGGCCGGGTTAACTAACATTCCAGCCCAGAGATGTTCAAGTAGTTTTGGTCCGAGTTGGTCAGGTTCTGCAGGAGTAGGCTAATATGGCTCAGTTTGGTTGGGCATATGTTGACTGCGCAGGTGCGGGTGGTTCTGGTTCTTATGGGCCACCCAACTCTATTCAGTTTGTTACTGAATCCGGAGGGGCCACCACCGGCTCGTTAAATTTAACCTTTGTGACTGGCGGTGTTGCAGGTGGTGCACCCACGACGCACATCCTCTATCTCACAGGAACCTTGATAGTAAGCGATACTATTAGTGCCAGCCATTATCATATTGAAGACGTAACAGAGATCGATGCCACGGGCTCCACTTATTTTGGTAACACCGATGATGATGTTCATATCCGTACTGGTAGTTTAACTGTTTCAAAAGCAGGAAAACTTGAAAGCTTCTATCTTTTAAGTGCGTCTGCTCATGACGAATCTGTGCGTGTGAGAGGCTTTGGAGGAAGGTATCACCAAATTATTGGGGCTGCCTATACAGTAAAATCGGCAGACTACATTCTTGGAGTTGTGAAATCACAAGATGTAACTATTTCTTTGCCGGCGCCCTCATCTTCAAACACCGGTCGCCTCATTATTGTTAAAGATGAGATGAGCCTTCGAGGTACCGGAAGTATTCTCGTGACCGGATCTTCGGCGGGGTTCTTCATCGACAACACAGACTCTTACACCATGACAGGTTCCCTTCCGGCCATTAACCTTTATTCTAATGGCAGCAATTGGTTTGTCTTCTAATTAATGTAGAGGAGAACATCTTGCATGGCGTACAACGCACTAAGTGGCACCGTAATCGCCGCTCAAAACTACATTCCCGGAGAACTCATAATCGGGAACGTGGTTTCAGGTAATCTGAGTACCTCCGATGGCGCGGATGTTATCAATGTTCCCCGCGTTAGCAATGCCACCAACAACGCTCTTCTCACCAATGTCGGTGGAGACGCCAACACACTAACCTGTGAGAGTAATCTTCGGTTCGATGGTAGTACTTTAAGTCTCACGGGCGAACTAAGCGCCAGTATCGGGATGTCTGCGTCCTTCTTTGAGGGGGACGGCAGCCGACTTACAGGGATCACCGGCGGTGGTGGCGGCTCTGGTGGTGGAATTTTCACCCAGGCCAGTACGACGCAGGCATATACGACAAGTAGTGTGAACATCGGCTCCTCCGCTACTCCCGCAAATCCCCTATCTGTGGTGGGAAATTCTCAGTTCGCGGGGGGCATTATTCATAAGAGAGTGCTTAAGACAGATAATTACACCATTAGCACTACTGATTATTTTGTAGGTGTGAACACTAGCGACGGTGCGATCACCCTAACTCTTCCATCTGCGAATGCGACAACTAGTGGGCAAACATGGATTATTAAAGACGAGGGAGGGGTTGCTCATACCAACAATGTGACGGTTTCCCGCGCAGGAAGCGATACAATCGACGGTCAAAATACAATAGTTTTAGAATCACCCTACGCATCCGTCCAGCTTTATTGTAATGGGGTTAATAAATACTTCGTTTACTGATTTTTAAAGCGTTTCTCTCGACTATTTATACGTGAGCGGGTGAGGTGTATCTTGTATACGCATTGCTCGTTCTGACAAACAAAAATATCTGGGAGGGTATAAAAATATGTCTTATAAATTTCAATTAGGGGATTACCGCGCAAGCGGATCCCTTACACAAGAGGGTCCGATGGTTATTACAAACACCGTAGCAGACCCCACACTCGCTGCCCAACAAGGCAGCATTTCCGCTAGTTATGGTATCAGTGGATCTTCGCTCGTATTCGGTAGTGCTGGTACCACTTATTATCTTAATGACAAAGGAGGCGCTTCGCTAGCTACTGTCTTGTTACCGGATGATGGCACTATTGGAAGTGCAACGGTAACGGATTTCTTGACGCTTGGAGCAAGCGCAATTACTGTTAAAGATGGCAATTTTGACTTCAATATTGCATCCGCAGATGCAGCCACATATGGACTTAAATTGGCCGGAACGCTCGTGACTTCGACTGCTGCTGAACTCAACTTGGTGGACGGCGCCAGCGCCGGCACGCAGGTTGCTTCTAAAGCTGTCATTTATGACGCTCAGAAGGGTGTTAACACTCACTCGCTGACTTCATCGTTCTCAAGTCTCGGTACTGCTACTGGTGGGACTGGTACTTTCAGTGGCATTCTCAAAACCGATGACACAACCGAAGCAACTTCAACAACTGACGGTTCTTTACAGACCGATGGTGGTCTTTCGGTTGCTAAAAGCGTAGTTATCGGTGATGACTTGGATCTATTATCTGATGGTGCAATTCTGAACATTGGAAGCACTTCTAAGTTCACTTTGACAGATCAATCAGCTAATAACTGCGTCATGGCTGCTTCAGGCGCCCGGCTTGCCTTTGGTAATGCTGGCGAATACATTAGTGGTGATGGTACCGATCTAGACATCATATCAAGTGGTGACCTCGATATCACAGCTACTTTAGTTGATGTAACCGGTGCAGGTACTTTCAGCGGTATTCTCAAGACTGATGACACAACTGAAGCAACTTCAACAACTGACGGTTCTTTACAGACCGATGGTGGTTTGAGTGTTGCTAAGAGTGCAGTTATCGGTGATGATTTGGATCTATTATCTGATGGTGCAATTCTGAACATTGGAAACACTTCTAAATTCACTTTGACAGATCAATCAGCTAATAACTGCGTCATGGCCGCTTCAGGCGCCCGACTTGCCTTTGGTGACGCTGGTGAATATATCTCTGGCGACGGAACTGATCTTAAGATCGTTTCTAGTGGCGACGTTGATATAACTGGCGATACTGATGTTGTTGGTGGTTTGAGTTCGACTCAGGCAACTACCTTAGCTAGTGCTGCTGGTGTGACCACTATCGGTGCCGCCACTCCAGTGACTGTTTCGGCTGCTGGTGTTCTAGATGTTGCTAGCACTACCGCCGCTTCTGCTATCGGCACTGCCGCTCTTGTTGTGGACGGTGGTGCTTCGGTTGCTCTTGATCTTCTGGTTGGCGATGACGTATCACTGTTGTCTGATTCGGCGGTTCTTTCGATGGGTCTAGGTAGCGATGCTACTTTTACTCACGACGGAACAACTGGTCTGACTATTGCTGCTACACCGATCTCTATTAATTCAACTGGAGATTTAACTTTGGATTCAACCACAGACATCGTTCTCGATGCTGCTGGTGGAAACTTTGAATTCAAAGATGCCGGTACTGCAAAATTGACTATCGATGTTGATACCACTGCAGGCGACGTTGATGTAAATCTCATGGTTGATGGCGATGATTTGGTTTTCAATCAGTATGATGGAACTGAAGTGCTTAGATTAACCGATTTGGGTGTCGTTACAGTCGCCTCTGGTATCACCCCAAAGACTAATAATGGTGCTGCTCTCGGTACAACTGCCTTACAGTTTAGCGACCTCTTCCTCGCGGAAGGTGGCGTTATCAACTTTGATAATGGTGATTTGACGCTGACACAAACTGGCGATGCTTTGGTTCTTGGTGGTGATGGCACTCCTAAGTTAACTGCTACTCTGACTAACGCGCTTTCTAAAGCTGTTAACTCAGGTTTGGGCGGAACGACTTATGACGCTTCTGCTGCTGTAAGTGACTGGAAACTAGACATGAATTCGTTATCGGCTGCTGCAGTTGATGTGGCTCTGGATAGTCTTGCTATTGTTGATTCTAGCGACGGCAACAACACACGTAAAGAAAGCATTGCAGACTTGGCTACCGCCATGGCTGGAACGGGCATTACTGCAACTAACGGCGTGTTTAGCGTTTCGGCTGCTAGCTCAGCGCCCAATGCCATTGGAAACGTAGATGCCACTTTAGCTGAAGGGTTAAATTATGGTAATGCAACGTTCACCGCGCCACGCACTTGGACTATGATTGCTTCTAGTAACTTGGAGGCCGGCGATGTTGTGCGCATTAAAGCTCCTGCTGGAGTTAGCACAACCAACACTCTGACGATTGCTAGAGTAGGTTCGCAAACTTTTGATGGTAGTACTGCTTCTATTGTGATTGAATCACCACATGGTGCTGTTAACTTGTTCTATGTTGCTGCTGACACGTTTGTCATCTTGTAGACTAACGTTTTCTTTAGTTGCAAGGTTTTTATCTTGTTTTGGATGCCTCTCTTTCGGGGGGCATCCTTTTTTTTGACTATTTATTGATATGGACACTTTAGATTTACACGGAACTCTTCATGACGAGGCCGAATATAAGATTCATAGGTTTATTTATCGGAGCGATATTCCGTGCAAGATTATCACCGGACACTCTGAAAGAATGAAAGAGATAGTGCGTTCTGTGCTAAATGAATATGATCTCGCATGTCGTCACGAAAGTTGCGTTAATTTTGGTAGTTTCATAGTTACAGATAAATAAAAGCATGCTAATTATAGAGCGAGGGAACAAATGGCTTACAACGTTTTAAAAGGCACCGTAGAAGGGTCGGTAGACCAATATGGCGATCAAGAGATTGATGGCATTAAAATTTTCAAGAACACAATTAGCGCTAGCGTCTTCTATGATACAGATGCAGCCAGCCCTTGTGCCACAATGAAAGATGTAGCGATTACGAAAATCAAAGGTAGTCGCCGAGGGGCGCTTTTGACATATGACGAAGGCACCACTGGCGTTGCTCAGTTTGATTTAATTTATGAAAACGATATTCTTCATGCGAAGAATCTCTTGGTGCAAGGAGATATTTCGGGAAATGCCTGCGGGCTTAAGAAAGTGCCCGTGGATCAGTTTGACGGAAAGATTTCAGCCACGTCCCTGCAGCTTGCTCCTGGCTTGGCCGACATTCGCGGAGAGCTACAAATAAAACCTTATGAGGGAATTACTACAAGCGAAGAAGGAACCAGTGTTTCGTTGGCCCCGCATCAAGGTTTATCTTTTAGAGATAGAAGGCTTGCTATCGATCCAGAGAATAGCACCAACGTCAGAGCCGAAGGACAAAACCTTAGTGATAATGACCTTTTGTTGATTCAGGATGCCTCGCGGGACATGGTATGCCACACTTCATTGTCTAATTTATATGAATCTTACATTCGAACTAAATCGCCCGCCCCCAGTGGAGCCCCAGGTAGTCTTCAAATAAAAGATGGTAAAGGCTTTGGCGCAGCTTCTGGTTTGAAGTATGATATGAAGAACGACATTTTAAATGTGGGCGGCAAAGTGGTCTCTAAATCCCTCAAAACTCTCGGCAATGTAGAGTTCGAAGGACAAGTCACATGTAATGGTGCGGTAGTCAAGAATATTACCACTACTACAGACGCAGAATACGATGTGGGCCCCCAGGATTATACAGTCTTGTGCGATACAGCTACGACCAATATCACTGTCACGTTGCCCCCCGCATGCAATCATCGCGGAAGAGTGCTTATATTTAAGAAAATGACAACAAAACAATATAGTTTAAATTCTCATCCTTTGAAAATTAAAGTAGAGGAAGGAAAGTTAGATATTTCCGACTCCATCACCATCAAGATGGTTTTCTCCACAATAACATTTCAGTCAGACGGGAATAAATGGTGGGTAATCGGTAAAACCGGATCATAAACAACGTCTTTTTGGCTTCCAAGACACTATTTATTTTGAAAAAATGTTTTTTTTAGGGAGTACTCTATGTCAAGTTTATTAAAGGAAGCTATCGTTGATGCGGCGGCTTTGAGAGAAGCCGCGTTAAAGCATGCTGAAACCGAGATTATCGATAAGTATTCTGACGAGGTCCGTCAGACGCTTGAAAAGTTGTTAGAACAAGATGAGTTGGGAATGGCGGGTGATGCACCTCCTCCGATTGAGGGAGACGATTTGGGAAACCTTGGATTAGAGGAAACCCCAGAAGGCGGAATAGGCGAAGCGGATCCAATCGATGAAGACGTGGAAGACGTTCCCTTCGCAGCTACCGATAGCTTGGCCGAAATGCCAGGCGAGAACAATAGAGGCATTCCCACCGAAGGTGAGCCTGTTGAAGTTGAGCTTGATTTGGGCTCCCTGCGCGAATCCGTTGCAGCACTCCAGGCTGAGATTGATGAAGAGTTAACATTTGATGTCGATGACTTGGCATCCATTTTGTCGGAAGACGGCGAAGCCACAGAATATGGCGACACCGACGACAGCCAAGCCGCTGCTGATGCAGCTTTGGTATCTGCCTCTGGTAAGCAAGATGAAGAATCCGGCGAAGGTGGTCAGGAAGAAACTAAGAACGAAGAAGTCGAAATCTCCGAGGAATTGATTGATTCCCTCGTTGAGAAACTTACCGTCGATATGGGCGCAGAACTTTCAGGATGGGCCGGCCGCTCCTCCGAAAGTATTAAGTGGGAGTTAGAAAAGGCTCTCGCCCATCGTCGTAGTACCGGCATTGAAGATGAATTAAAAGATATGAAGAAAGCTCAAGAAGAGTTAGTTTTCGAGAATAAACAACTCAAAGAGCAACTTTCACAATACAAGCAGGCAACATTAGAAATTAAGGAAAGCCTTCAAGGCGTTAACCTTTCTAATGCACGTTTGCTTTACACGAATCGTGTTTTGAGAAATACCTCGTTAAATGAGCGGCAAAAAACAAGAATTGCCGAAGCTATTTCTAAAGCAGGTTCAGTCGCAGAAGCAAAGACAATTTACAATACGCTTGAAAGCACGGTGGCGGCACCTCCAAAGAGAGGCCCACAATCACTTAGCGAAGCTATTTCCCGTCCATCTTCTGTAATTCGTGCGACTCGTAAAGAGTCTGCACAACCCACTGACACATTCACACAACGAATGCGTCAACTAGCAGGAATAAAATAATACAAATTTAGGAGGTATTAAAATGTCTAGTATCGTAGAAAGATTGACAGAAGGTATTGTCAATCGTGATATGCGGGCCGAAGGTCACGCATTGTTAAATAAGTGGGAGAAGACTGGTCTTTTAGAAGGTTTAGATAGTGATCGAGGTCGTCAGAGTATGGCACGTTTGCTTGAGAACCAAGCTAAGGAACTTCTCCGTGAGTCCAGCACCATGGCTGGTGGTGATGTTGAAGGTTTCGCAGCCGTCGCATTCCCCATCGTTCGTCGTGTTTTCGCTGGCCTGATTGCTAACGACCTCGTTAGCGTTCAGCCGATGAGTCTCCCTTCGGGTCTCATCTTCTTCCTCGACTTCACTGTGAGTCGGGACACCGGAGACGGCGTGGATGACATGTACTCTCGTTTGGGATACAAGTGGTCCGGTTCGTTCTATGGCGGAAACGCTGTTGGTTCGCAAATCACCGGAGGTGTGGATCTTGATGAGTATGGTGTTGGTCTTGCAGGCGGACCTTATAACCTTAACAACGGTTATTCTTCTCCGACTGGTTCGGGCCTCGGTAATGCCGTGACCACTACTCCTCTGGCAGGCAATTATGGCGCCTGGGGCGACGTAGACACTAATGGTTCGGCTCTTATGAAGGAAGGGCGCTTTGATGCGGATCTTGTTTCTGGCTCTACCACGCTTGCATTCGTCCGAGTTCTTAAGAGTGGTCTGGACCAGGTCAACCTTGACGGACCTCAGTCCTTTAGTATCTCTAGCTCCGCTGGTAATGGCGTTGTGCAGGATGCTGCTGGAAACAATATGGCACGCCTTATTCGTCGATTCACTCGCGAGGTTAGTGCGTCAGCTACACCCTATGTTCTTCTCGGTTTTACCGGTCTTGGAGCAGATGGTGCTCATGCCGCTGGTGGACTTGACCTTAAGAACGCAGTTATGTCGGGTATCACAGCTTCGACAAACACGCTCTCTTGGGCACAGACTGATGATCTCACCAGTGGTGGGGCTCTCGGTTCTGTGGTTGGTCAGGCAGAGTGGGGCTTGGAAAACCAAGTCAATATCCCCGAGATCGATATCAAAGTCGATTCCGTGGCTATCACTGCGCAGACCAAGAAGCTGAAGGCTAAGTGGACGCCAGAGTTGGGACAGGATCTTAATGCCTATCACAACCTTGACGCTGAAGTCGAGCTTACCAGCATTCTCTCCGAGCAGATTGCTCTTGAGATTGACCGCGAGATCCTTGCAGACCTTGTTCAAGGTGCTACTGCAGCGGTCTATTACTGGGCACGTGCTCCCGGTCTCTTCGTGAACCGTGAAACTGGTCTGGAAATCGGTGCCAGTTCGGCTGCTCCCGATTTCACCGGCACAGTGTCTGAGTGGTACGAGACTCTTGCAGAGACCATCAATGATGTGTCCGCGCAGATTCACCGTAAGACTCTTCGTGGTGGTGCTAACTTCATCGTCTGTTCACCTGAGATTGCTAACATTCTCGAATTCACCGCTGGTTTCCGCGCAAGCGTTACCGCCGATGATGAGAAGGGTAGCATTGGTGCTGTCAAGGTTGGCTCGCTGAGCAAGAAGTTCGACGTTATCGTCGATCCTTACTTCCTCCGCAACGTCATCTTGGTTGGCCGCAGAGGATCCAGTTTCCTTGAATCTGGATATGTGTACGCTCCGTACGTGCCACTGCAGACCACACCTACCATCTTTGGACCAGAGGACTTCGTGCCCCGTAAGGGAGTCATGACTCGTTATGCCAAGAAGATGGTGCGTCCTGACTTGTACGGCTTAGTCGTCGTGCGCGGTCTCATGGGCGAAGCGGGTGCCACTAGCTAAATCAATTAGCTAAATAATAGTAGCAAACCAATACAAAGCCTCCTTCTTTTGAAGGAGGCTTTCGTATGTGTAAAGACTACTTATGTACGAACCGAAAGGTTTATCCCATGTTAAATGACATGATTACAAATGGAGGGTTATAAAAATGGGAACTAAAAGAGTAGGCTTGGCGAGAACCCAAGCATTGATTCAGAATTTAAAGAGAGAATTACAGATGAATGGCGCAACACTGGCTGGTGTTAAATTGCCATATAGCAATATTGAGGATGATACGACGCTGACAGCGGCCGATTCGGGCAAGTTGTATATTTTTAACGACGCCGATGGCGCAGCGCTTACGTTACCGGATTCTGGTGACGGAGACCTCATTGGGTGGTATATTGATGTTGTGTGTGCCGTCACTGCAACCTCAAATGAACACAAGGTGATTTGCTCCGACACGACGAACGAAGATATGGTTGGTAACTTCTTGAATGTTGATACAGATACCAGCGATGCCGTAAAATGCTTTCCAGCAGTTCAAGGTGATGGTTATGATTTTGTGCAATTCGATGGTGATGGGACCGGTATCATGGGCACCACTTGTCGAATTACTAACATTAAGGCAGATTTGTGGCTCGTTGAAGGATTACAAGTTGCAACTGGCACTCCCGCCACACCTTTTGGCTCTACTTGATAATTTGATATAACATTTAAAATATATCTTTATATTTCCCCCCCTCTTCGGAGGGGGTTTTTTTGTGTAAAAAGGCGATCCCCTCAAAAATACCGCGCCCAATTTTTTGAGATTTTCGTTTTTGCAAAATACATACTATTTACTTTACAAACCATAAAGGAGTTATCATGGGCAAGAAAAGAAGACTTAACAGCGCGAAAGCAAAATTCGCCACAAAACACTCGGCACACCCCCGAGCGAGGCTGTTGGCGGCAGCGGCCGACACTACTGAAAACGTGGAAGCCACACCGGCAGTGGAGACAAAAACAGAAGCAACCCCCACACCAGTGGCTGTAGAAACGGTTACCCCCGAAGTGGAGGTCAAGACGGTGAGTCCCAAAAAGACAACGACCACCAAGCGCCCCCCACCGAAGAAAAAAGCTACCGCCCCGCGCAAAAGCAAGTCAAAAAAGACGACTTCGACAGAAAAGCGCGCATAATATAAATTCCTTTGACAGTTAACCCATAATATAGGTGGGTTTTGTCCCCCCGTTTACTAATTACTGCGAAGGAAACCATCTAAATGCCTACAGAACTCTCGCCTCGTTCAGAAACTAGTACGATTGTACTTACTTCCACCGGAAGTGCTAACAACGTTGCGTCCGCTGTACCTTTTGGTATGTATACTGGCTCCCAAGCCTTTTTAACGGGAGCTTCTGTTCAAGTAGATTACGTATATAAGAAGCTGGGTGGCGACGTGGTCGATATCGAGCTTACCCCCGCAAACGTTTATGCGGCCTACGAAGAAGCGGTACTGGAATATTCCTACATTATAAACCTTCACCAGAGCAAAAATGTCCTGGCAGATTCGTTAGGCGCCAGTACTGGTAGCTTCAACGAAGAAGGAAACTTGGTTTACGGAGATTCGCTGAGCGGTTCGAACGTCGAGTTGCGCTACCCCCGCTTTCAGTATGCCACAGCCCGTAAAATTGGTGATGCAGCTTCGACAGCCGCCGGAATTGGCGGAACAGAGCGCATTTATTCGGCGTCATTTTCGCCCGCCACCGATCAACAGGACTATGACCTCCAGACCATCATTGAAACCGCATCCGAGAGCGGCGTAGATGATGCTGGCAAACCGGTAGCCTTTTCAGGGCTTGTTGATAACCAGCGCGTTATCATCTCGCGGGTATATTATCGCTCACCCCGCGCAATGTGGCGCTTTTACGGCTATTATGGGGGTGTAGGAGTCGTTGGAAATTATTCGACATATGGACAGTTCGCTGACGATTCTACATTCGAGATTATCCCCACATGGCAGAATAAAATGCAAGCTATCATGTATGAGGACTCTTTGTTCACGCGCACATCGCACTATTCTTATGAGATTAAGGACAATTTCCTCCGATTATATCCAACCCCCAGTTATTGGGGGCTAGGGCCGCTAGATCGCATGTGGGTAGAATTCTTCATTGACATGCAAGATCCCTGGCAGGGCAATACTCGCTATAAAGATGGTGTGAAGGGCGTTAACAACGTCAATACGCTACCTTTTGATAATATTCCTTATGAGAGCATTAACTCGATGGGTAAGCAGTGGATTAGAAAATATGCATTGGCATTGTGTAAGGAGATGCTGGGACAAGTGCGTGGTAAGTTTACCACGATGCCAATTCCAGGTGAAAGCGTCACTTTGAACCATTCAGAATTGTTGTCCCAGGCTAAAGATGAGCAGCAGCAGTTGAAAGATAAGTTGATGGAGATATTGGATACACTAACATACAAGGAGTTGACAAAGAGCGATGCCGAAATAACCGAGGCTGTGGAGACTACATTTAAGAGTTCGCCGCTACCTATTTTTGTAGGATAACATGATTGATGTCAGATAATGAATGGAAAAGACCAGCGGCCCCACCTCCTCCTTTGTTCTTTGGAGAAAAGGAACGTGACCTTGTTAAGCAGGTTAACGATGAGTTAATCGAAAAGGTTATTGGTCAGCAGATCCTTTATTATCCTATTGATTTAGAAACAACAGACTTCCATAACTTATATGGAGAAGCCATTGAGAAAACATACCTTCCCCCAGTGCGAGTTTTTGCGTTGGTGGAGTTTACAGACTTTTCTACGGAATATATGGCAAATGTGGGAATTGATAAAACGTGGGAGATTAATGTACACTTTCATAAGCGTAGATTAGAGGAGGATCAAAATCTCTATGTGCGAGAAGGTGATTTTGTTTTGTACGGAGATTATTATTACGAGATAGTTAAACTAACAGAGCCAACCAAACTGTTTGGCCAAGTAGACCACGGTTTTGAAATTTCAGCCCGTTGTCGTAGAGCAAGAAGGGGATTATTCGATGCTACCTGACAATTTTGATTTTGCGATGATTCCACCGGGGATGGATTTACATCTTTCGGAAATAGGAATGTTGGCTTCCGATATCGAGAGTATCGATACGGCTATCTATTCATGGGTAAAAGATGATTTACGGCTGAGTGCCTATACTAATGAGGGCTTTAAGGAGGTTCCTGTCCTCTGGCAAGTTCCGGAGCGCTCTTATCAAATTAAACATAATAAAAACCTACGAGATGATGGTGGCGCCCTTATTTTGCCGGTGTTGAGTATTGAGCGCACTGGCGTGGTAAAAGATCCTGCCCGTAAAGGGAGTTATCAAGCACAAACATATTCGACTGATAAAAACGGACGCACAGGGCGAATGGTGCTAGCGCGCCAAATAGTAGAAGATAAAACGCGCAACTTTGCGGTAGCCTCTGGGACGCGCTCTGTCGTTTCAGGATCATCCATTCAGCAGTGGTCCCCTCGACCGGCGCCCCGTATTAATAAAAAGATTGTAATTCGAACTTTATCGGTGCCTATTCCAGTTTATGTAAATGTGGAATATAAGATCACGATTAAGACTGAATATCAACAACAAATGAATGATATCATTGCCCCGTTTATGGCCCGCACTGGGCAGGTTAATGCCTTTATTATGCGACGTAATGGGCATTTATATGAGGGTTTTATTGATCAAGGTTTTACTCATTCTAATAATATTGACAATTTGGATGAAGACATGCGTGTTTATACTTCGGAAGTAAACATTCGCGTTTTGGGGTATTTAATCGGAGAAGGTGCCAACGATGATCGACCAATCGTAAGAGTAGAGGAAAATGTTGTGGAAATTACCTTTCCACAAGAAGGAATCGTAGCCCCAGACGAAAATGGCTTTTATACTTTTACTTCCTGAACTCAAACTCAAATTTATTCGTCTGGAGGCCGCCTTTTGAAATAGAAAATACTATTTAAAGTATGATTGCACTCTCCAATTAAACTATTTTTTTAAAAGAGGAAACCAAATATGCCCATTAGTAATTTTAGATTTGTATCTCCTGGGGTGTTTATCAATGAAATTGATGAATCATTCGCTACTGCCACCGCACCGGAGATGGGTCCTGTAATTATCGGCCGCGCCGAAAGAGGACTCGCGATGCAACCCATCACAGTTGAATCATATGCAGACTTTGTAGCGACCTTTGGTCAGCCCGTACCTGGACGCGCGGGCGGCGACATTTATCGCCATGGCAACTTTCAAAGTCCCATGTATGGAACTTACGCAGCCAAGGCGTTTTTGCACGCACAAGTGGCACCTCTTACATATATTCGCTTGCTTGGTCAAGAGACCAGCGCAGGCTCGACGGCAGGCGGTGACGCCGCAGCAGGGTGGAAGACGACAAACTTAATCGGACCCCAGGGCCCCGGCTCTACGATTGGTGGGGCATATGGTCTCTGGGTCTTCCCTTCAGGAAGTGGCGCCGACCTTACGCGCCAGCCGCAAGTTTTAGGGCGCCCCGATTATGCATCCAATCCTAGCGCTGGCACGCTGGCAGCCATTTTTTATATGAACTCGGGCTCCATCGAACTTACGGGCGCCCTGCGCGGTGGCGCAACTGTTACCACAGGGCGCGGTACTGGACAATGCATCGGGTCAGACACTAGCGGTGTCTTTACCGCGATTTACACCGATTCGACTGAAGTGGAGCACACAGTTCAGTTTAGCTTTGTTGATACCAATGACAATTTTATTCGCAACCGTTTCAATACAAACCCGCAGCTATTGAACGCCTCTGGTACTTTTTATCCCACTTCGGATTCTATTTTGTTGGGAGAGACCTTTGAAGACAACGTTCGCAATTACTATGTTTCTGGCTCTTCGCTAACGACACAGGCAATGCAGGGTGTGATTTACGGCATTCAGGCTAGTGGTAGCACCACATCGATTGCTTCGATGAAACAAGCTTCTCGTGAAGCTGTCGCTGGATGGTTTATTGGACAAGATGTCCAAGGCGATTATGCTACATATTCCGCTGGAGCTATGACCAAACTTTTCCGACTTAAAGGCCGAGGACATGGTGCGTGGCTTAACAAGAACTTAAAGGTCTCCATTGAGAAAATTAGAGAATCCACGACGACCTCTACAGACTATGGTACTTTTTCGGTGGTTCTTCGAGGAATTAACGACACAGATCCCCCCAGCGACGTTGTAGAGCGCTATGATGGATGTAGTTTAGATCCTAGCTCTCCTAATTTTGTAGCGCGCGTAATCGGGGATAAATATTGGACTTGGGATAGCACCGGCGTGCGTCTTAAGCAGTATGGCGAATATGATAATAGGTCTAGCTATGTATATGTGGAAATGAATAGCGATGTAGAAGCAGGCGCAACAGACCCCCGTCTCCTTCCGTTCGGCTACTTCGGTCCTCCAACCTTTGCCCCGATTATTTCAGGCTCTGGCATGAATGCAACCGAATGGGCAGCTTCTGGGATCACTGAGAAGTGGATTACTTATAGCGGCTCTTTCGGTAGCGTCGGCGGTGGAATCGCTCGCGCGGGAGGAGGCAACGCTGACCGCTCCGGCGCGCCCTCCGCCCAGGCCGACGCCCACCAATTCTTATCGGCGGCCTTTTCTACGGATGGACCGGGCGCCCTTACAGCTTCTCTTTACTGGCCAGTCGATCAATTACGCGTATCAGCTTCCGCTGGTGTGACACAAGCTTCGAATGCTTATTTCGGATTTCTTAACACACGCGGGTCGGGAAGCACAGATCCTGGATCGAGCTACGCGGACTGGCATAGACTTTTGTACGCGGACTTCCCAGACGATCCGGTAGCCGGCCAGAATCCGGCACGCTCATCGGCTGGTGGCGCCGATCTTGCAGCGGGTGTTTACGGATGGTCATATATCTTCTCCATGGACGATGTGCGAGGGGACGGCGGTTCCGGCGCAGATCAGTACTTCTATCAGTCTGGCTCTCGTAAAGAAGGATTGTCGGTAACAGTAACAGATGTTGCCACCCTTCTTAACGCAGGACACAATAAGTTTACGGCCCCTTTCTGGGGAGGTTTCGATGGATTCAACATCCAGAAGCCCGACCCGATGTACAACAACGGAATGGCCTCAACTGATACGGAAGATACTAACTACATTTATCACACGTACCGACGAGCGATTAATACTGTTGCTGATGCCGAATTTGTTAACATGAACTTGTTAGCAGCACCCGGTCTGACTCAAACGAACTTAACGCAACATATGATTGATGTGTGTGAAGCCCGAGGAGACGCGTTAGCTCTCATCGATCTTCCAGATGTGTATATTCCAGCGGCCGAAGGTTATTACAACACCAAAGCACAGCGCATTGGAACAACACCAACAGCCGCCTCAACCGCTCTCAAGGATCGTAGAATCGATTCCAGCTATGGATGCACATTCTACCCATGGGTACAAACACGAGATACCGCAACCGGTCGCCTCTTGTGGATTCCACCTTCAGTGGCTATGTGCGGCGTCCTGGCTTCCTCTGAGAAGTCTAGCGCAGTCTGGTTCGCACCCGCCGGTTTTAATCGGGGCGGACTCACCGATGGTGCCGCTGGGCTTACGATTACCAATGTCACCGAACGTGTGACTTCTGATGATCGCGACACTTTGTATGAGAATCGGATTAACCCGATTGCTTCGTTTCCCTCCACAGGTATTGTTGTCTTCGGACAGAAAACACTACAAGCACGCGCTTCCGCGCTAGATAGAATTAACGTAAGAAGATTGGTTATTTACTTGAAGAAGCAAATTTCATTCTTATCCAGTCAGATTTTGTTTGAACAGAACGTGGAAGCAACTTGGACTAACTTCAAATCACTGATTGAACCTCTTTTGGCCAACACCCAGGCAGGATACGGTATCACCGATTATCGTTTGATTTTGGACAATACAACAACGACACCTGACTTGATAGACCAAAATGTGCTCTATGCTAAGATTATGGTGAAGCCAGCGCGAGCCATCGAGTATATTGCGATTGACTTTATTATTATGAACTCGGGAGCCTCTTTCGATGATTAAAAATATACCTTCCCTCTATTTAATATATATCAAGGAGATTAACAGCCAATGTCAGTAAGTAATTTTTGGAGTGCCGATTATACGTCCGGGGACATCACCGATCCTAAAAGAAAGTTTAGATTTATGGTGTCGATGGCTGGTCTTAGCGACTCCTCAGCCACAGCAGCGACCAACGTTATTTGGTATGCAAAGTCGTGCACCAAGCCGTCCTTTCAGATCGCCACAGCGGAACACAAATATCTCAATCATACCTTTTATTTTCCCGGCACGGTAACCTGGCAAGATGTGTCTCTTACCTTGGTTGATCCGGGTGGTGACACGTCGAATGTTGCACAGATGTTTACTGAGTTAATAGTAGGCGCTGGGTATGCAATTCCAGCCAATGAAGGATATTTGGGTACGATAACCAAATCATCGATGGCTAGTGCCGTCGGGGCGGTTGTGATTTCTCAGCTTAATGGAGAGGGCGCCGCAGTGGAAAGTTGGACGCTCAAAAACGCTCTTATTACTGAAATGAAGTTTGGAGATTTGGAATATGGATCTGATGAGTTAACCGAGGTTTCACTGACTCTAAAATACGACTGGGCGGAACTGGTTATCACGGACTCCAGCGGCACCGACTCCGCCGCCCTCCCGACCACGGCCACCCCCTGAATAGCGCTTAACAAAATCGTCACACTAAGATATACTTATACAATACAACGAGGTGTATATTGAGTAGAAATAAAGATCGTGTGGGAGCACAAAACCAAAATGTGGAAACCCCCGCACCCATAGTACAAAATGCAACAGAAGGGTTTTCCTTTGTTGTTCCTACAGAATTTGTAGAATTGCCGTCTGGTGGTAAATATTATCCCCCTGGACACCCTCTTCATAACGAAGACACCATTGAAATCAAACAAATGACAGCTAAAGAGGAAGACATTCTCACATCGAGATCTCTTCTCAAAAAGGGCGTGGCCCTAGATCGCGTTATTGAAAGTTTGATTGTAAACAAAGCTATTAAGCCAGATTCATTGTTGGTGGGTGATCGTAATGCGATCATTATCGCTACCAGGATGTCTGGCTATGGCGCTGTTTACGACACTAAAGTAACGTGCCCCGCCTGCAGCGCCCACCAAGCCTATAGTTTTAATCTCAATGACGGTACTGTTTACACGGGCGAAAATATTGATCAGTTGGATATCGTTAATAACAATAATGGTTCCTTTACTGTGGAGTTGCCCAAGACTAAAGTAAAAGCAACTTTTAGACTTTTGCGCGGAAGCGACGAAAAGGGAATCCTTACCGCCATGCAGAACGAGAAAAAGGGGCAAAAAGGATTAGAGCGCAACATGACGCGCCAGATCGCCAATATTGTTGTGGCTGTTAATGGCGACAGTTCGCCGGATGCCCGCAACTACCTAATTAACAACATTCCTTCAATGGATTCCAGGCACCTACGCTTAGCGTATCGTCTTGCTGCCCCCAACGTTGACCTCACACAACTATTTGAGTGCAGCGAGTGTGATTTCGAGCAAGACATGGAGGTGCCGCTCTCGGCGGACTTTTTTTGGCCTGACCAGTAATTATATGGAGAACGTGTACGAACAGTTCTTCTTTTTGAAATATTCAGGTGGGTGGTCTCTTTCGGAAGCTTATAATTTACCGGTAGGGTTGCGATTGTGGTTTGTAAAACGCCTTATGAAGCAGCTTAAGGACGAAAAAGAGGCTATCGAAAGAGCGCAAAAAGGAGAGGGACAAAGCAGTGCCCAAACTTTAACGCGTCACAATCAACCGCCTCCCCCTCCCAAGGGGCGTTTCTAGACAAAGCAATTGCTTTGTCTTTTTTTTTATAAAACTAATTAGAATATACTACAAAGCGAGGGTATGCAAGTGGCATCACGTTCTGAAAAAGAAAGAATAGTCCTAGAGGAAATAAAAAAACTCAAGGATCAAATCAAGAACGCCAGCGATGCCGAAGCTGCAGCGCTGAAATCGAAACTGGAGCTTTATGAGGAACAACTCGACGCCCTCCGCTCCAGCTTGGAGTATCTAAATGAACAGATTCAGTTGGCCGATAAGCTAGCTAAACAGTATAATAAGGTTGCTGAAGCCAATAAGGGCAATGCCGACATCCAACTGACCGCGTGGGAACAACAAAAACTAGTTCATCGTAAAAGAATTGATTTTCTGGGAGAAGAAGCTAAGAAACTCGACGCTAACGATAAGATTCAAAAAGGTATTCTTGAGAAGAACATGAAGGAGGTTAAGAACCATGAGCGCGAAATTGCCAATCTTGACACTAAAATCAAAAGGACAGAAGAATGGCATGCCACAATCGAAGAGGCGGCCGCAACCTCTAGAGACCTAGGAAAATCATTAGGCAAAGCGATGGCAATGCCGCAAACCCACGATTTTGTAGGCAATATACAATCGATTACAAAAGGACTACAGGGCACCGGTGCGAGTATGCGCGCCTTTGGAAATGCCGCAGCGAGCGCAATCAGCGCACAATTCGTTAACAATATCATTGGGATGGCTGTCGCCATAGTGGATATGGAAGCCGGATTCCAACGTGCAACGGGGGCTTCTGCAGAATTTGCGACAGTGGTGAGAGAATCGTATAATGAGACTAAGAAGTTTGCAGTTACAGCCGAGGAGGCAAGCAAGTCCGCCCAAGCTTTGTTTACGTCTTATACCGATTTTACGTTTATGTCGAGGGATTCACAAAAGACCTTAATCAAAAGTACCAATATACTAGCCAAACAAGGCATTGCCGTTGGAGATTTGGCCAAGGCAACTCAAATATCCACGAAGATGTTGGGAGTTAATGCCGAACATGCCGCCGGCGTCAATGAGGAAATAGCCACGTTTGCCCGCGAATTAGGAGTGGCCCCCGCACAAATGGCCGCAGAATTTGCCAAAGGCGGTGCTGCATTAGCTAAGTTTGGCGATCAAGGTGTACAAGCCTTCAAAGATTTACAGCACATCTCCAAGATCACCGGCATGGAGATGGACAAAGTCCTCCAAATCACCAACAAATTCGATACCTTCGAAGGTGCCGCAGAACAAGCCGGAAAACTAAACGCCGCATTGGGCGGAAACTTTGTGAATGCGATGGATCTCATGATGGGGACTAATCCCGCAGAACGCTTCGAGACAATCCGCAACACGATCCTCGACGCAGGACTTTCATTTGACACAATGTCCTATTATCAGAAGAACTTCTATAAGGATGCTTTAGGGCTCTCAGATGTGGGAGATCTTGCTCTGATTTTGTCCGGAAATATGAACATGGTCTCGGGGGCAACACAGAAAAGTGCGGAAGACTATGAAGTGATGGCTGACCGCGCATTAAAAATGCAATCAATCCAAGACAAACTGAATGCAGCCATAGCAGAGTCTACCGACTTAATCGATTGGCTCGTAGATTCGATAAAATGGCTTACCGATCATGTGGATGAGTTTGCGGGATGGGCGAAGTATGCAATGTACGCGATGCTGGGCTGGAAACTCGCGACTATAGCACTCGGTCTGGCTCAGGTAGTCACCACCTGGCGCCTGGGAACAGCAACCGCCGCCACCGTCACAAACACAGCAGTGGAGGAATTGAACATTGCAGCGAAAAATCTCTCAACAACATCTAGCAATTTGCTTAACGTTTCTCTGAAGAAGCAAGCCGTTGGGAGCGAAATGGCCAGCAAGGGCGGAAAAAGCTTGGCTACAACCATGGTGGCCATTGGACTGGCGGCTCTGGGGATAGGATATGGAGTGTATTTGGCTGCCACTGGTGTAGCTGATTTAGCAGCGGCTTTTAATGGATTGGGCTCGGCCGCCCTTCCTGCAGCTATCGCGATTGGGGTGTTTACTCTAGCGTTTATGGTAATGATAGTATCATTAATAGCTCTTGTGGCAGGACCCCAAGCTGCCTTAACTACGGCAGCGATTGGGGTGATGTTATCTATTGGGCTAGCCGCCGCGATGATTGGGGCAGGTGTGGGCGTGGCGGCCCTGGGGCTTTCAATTTTGGTAGGATCGTTTAAAGATCTGGGATCGGCGGCAATGCCTGCAGCCGCAGGGCTCATCGCATTTAGCATAGCTTTTGCAGTAATGATGCTGGCTCTTACCAGTGCCACAGCAGGACCCCAGGCACTTCTTATTGGTGCAGCCGTAGGAATTCTGTTGTCAATTGGGGCGGCAGCATTGGCGATAGGATACGGCATCAAGTTGGCAACAGACGGAATGTCGAGATTTAACGAATCTCTTGTAAGCCTTGCTAGCATTGAAGGTACCGATAATATAACAACCATTATGGAGAAATTCAAGAGCGCACTGGAATTATTACCCGAAGAAAGCACACTTATCACCGCATTAAATACCTTATCAAAGATTAACTTTACCACTCAGATTCGTCAAATTGCTGCGTTGTCTGCGGCAATTAACTCTGTTAGAACTGACGAAGCACTAGCTTTTACTAGCGCCATTAAAGCCGTTACAGAATCAGTGATTACGGTGAAAAATACGCCTTCTCCCGCATTAGCTCAATTGGGCGGCACAGGTGGCACCACAGGGCCCACTAATTTAGTAGCGAACGTCTATTTAGACGTAGTAGCGATGGAAGATCTCATTAAAAATGGAGCCGTCGAGGCTGTAGGCGATATCGTACAAGACTTAATGTAAGGAGAAAGACATGTCAGATTTTTGGAACCCTTTCAATGACAAGCGGAATGCTGATCCCACTGAAGATCCTCTTGGGAGATATGTTGAGCGCGATGTGGAACTGGCCAACGAGGGAGGCCAAAAAATCGGGTTTACACATGTACCCACAAACAACACAGTATACTTTAAGGCATATATTACAGCTTACAATGAAACCTTTAATTCCGATTGGGCATCGGAAGTAGTATATGGTCGCGCCGATCCCATATACCTCTTTAAGAACACAACGCGCAAAATTACACTCGCATTTAAAGTGCCTGCAACAACAGCTAGCGATGCCTACGATAATCTAGGAAAGGTACAGCTTTTAACTCAGTTCCTTTACCCCACTTATATAGAAACAGGACAAGCACAAACGATCACACAATCTCCTCTGATCCGTCTTAAGCTCATGAATCTTGCCACAAATACGGCCGGTGCATCTGGAGAACAGTTTGACGGTTACACCACGGGCGGTGCTGGCGACGACGGGCTTTTGGGAGTGGTCGGTAATCTCACCATCAACCACAACTTAGATACAGATGTCGGTGTAGTAGCTTATGACGGGGGTGTAATTCTTCCCAAATTAATTGAGATTAATCTTGACTTTTCGCCTATTCACGAGCACGCCTTGGGATGGAACGACGAGAACAAGTTTGGAGTGGGATACAACGGGGTTCAGGACGGACCAAGCTTTCCTTATGGAGTTGGTGCCACGGTGCCCGAAGGTGGCGCTGGTACGGGGGGGAGCAATTCGGCCCCTGCACCGACCAAAACAAATGTCAAAAACGCCGCCGAAGCAATGCCCGCTGACGACGACACTCTCAACGCCGACGGCGACGACGGCGCGACCGCGACCGAGAAAACGGAAAATGCCACAACCCCTCCACCGGAGTCAACAGCCGAAGAAGCCGCCAACCAAAATGCCGATATACAGAATAAAGTGGCAAACTCCAAGGCGGCCAACGGCGCCGGGATGGGGTCAGACAGATACGAAGCTTTCGAACCTTCGGTGAGAATTTTCGAAGAAGCGGATGAGCTTGAGGACCGTTATGCTGAGATTCCTGTAGAAGACCTCAACGCCGCGCTTCGTGAACTCTAATTGGGATATCAATAGGAATATAAACAATGGCAAGAAACAACAAACGCAGAACAATATTGAACGATAGCGAGTACTATGAACCTCTGAGAAAATCGAGAGGACTTAAGGCTATTGAGCAGTATGAAACACCAATAATGCGAAATCCTTCGTTACGGGCGAGAGTTGCGCTTAAAAGCACCAAGCACGTATGGAAGTACGGCGACCGATTCTATAGTTTAGCCAACACTTATTATGGCGATGCGCGCTTTTGGTGGGTAATCGCTTGGTGGAACAGTTATGGAGTAGAGGCTGATGTTTCCATAGGCGCCCTCCTTGAGATTCCTCTCGACATCGCGGCCGCCCTGAAGGTTTTGGGGGCTTAAGCTGTGCCGGGAGAAGAATACGAATACAACGAGCCCGCTGAAAAGCCGACACCGGAGACTTATACTGTAAAGGGAGGCGCCCAGGTAGAAACCAGTGCGTCTAAGGCTGCCCGCAGCATCTGGACGGCTGATCAAGCTAGCGAAGAAGCCGCCGCAGCAAGACAGACCGCCATGGCCACCAGTACGACAGAGGAGCGCACCGCCGCCAGGGAAAACGTATTGGCGGCTATTGAGAGCTACAACACTGCCGCCAAAAATTATTCGGATGCCGTCGATGACGGCACCGCCAAGAAATGTGGTCTTAATTTGACTTCCCTTTCCACGAAAAGCTGGAATGAAACCGGCGACAACGCTGCAAATATAAGTGGCTTTTCGACCGCGACATCTAAAGTATCCGAAAATAATACAAAGGCAGCTACTGCTAACGGCTGCTCTGGGGATTCCGAGGTGTTAGCGCTAATCGAGGCTCTTGAAAGCATATCAGAAACCTCAGAGAAGCTTGGGAAAGATCTAGACGCGATTAACAATGCCACTGATGCATACAGGGCTGCATTAGAGGCTGAGATCGCCGCGCGCACGGGTCCTTATGCTCCCACCCAAGATCCTAATATAATTGAAGATCTTAAAAACTTACTCGCGGCATTGGACAAAGAAAGCGAAGAAGGCGGGGTTTCGCTTAGTGATGTTACAACTACTACGCCACCCTTCTTTAATGAACAATGTTTTTTGCTGGCAGAAATACAACACTTGGTCAAATATAAAACGGCTGAACTCGATGGGAAATTGAACGGCAAAAGGCTCCCATATACCGCCACGCCGGCCGTCAATGGTGTCACCACAGAACCCTGGAACAATAAGATATGCAATGCTAGTTTGTTAGCGCGCGGAGATCCCTTTGCTTTCATCAACCACCTTACACAACATCCCGGCTACACACACCTAATGACGATGCAGACGGATCAAATAGCAAATTTACAGCCTATGATTCGTCTTTACAAAATAATCACCGAAAGGGATTCTGATGGTAATCCCATTTCTCCCCCTACTCAGTTTCCAATTCCTTTTGATTCAACCTTTACGGAAAACGAGATTATTAATTTTGGAGAAGACAAATCTAAACGAGGTATAGGAGTGGGCGTCCAAGATTTTACATTTTCATATGAAGCCGACAATCCATTTGCTATTAAGAAGAGTATTAAGGCGAAACTTACTCTCTTTGCAAACAGCTTTGATGAGTTGTTAGTACCACGCGGCACCACTACAGAATTTAAGTACGTTGACCTCGCCTTGAAAACTGGTGTTGATCGGAGCCTTAGTTTAGCAAGTTTTAATCCCAAAGAAACTGACGTTAAACAAGAGAATTTAGCTAAATTGGATTTTCGTCTCAAAGCAGTAGTAGGCTGGGCTTATAGAAGTGATTGGCCGAACAACAGCACCTTAACCACCGATGTGAAAGACGCTATTTATAATTCTTGTGTCACTCTCAATTTAACCCCCACTGTTCACACCTTTGATATTGATGATCAAGGGCGTGTTAAGTTTGTGATTAATTATTTAGCGTATGTGGAAGACTTTTATGATCAGCCTAACTTTAATATATTCAACAGCGTTAGCGCCGAGAAGAACCGAATAGAAAGAAAAATTAAAGCTCAAACCTGGGTTACCAAGTGTGCATCAAAAGAATACAGCGAGCTACAGAAAGCACAAAAAACCGAAATAGAAGAAGACAGGGTGACAAGTTTTCAGTCCCTCATAGGGGGTCTATTTGAAAATCACAAAATCAGATTTATACAGCTAGAATCCGCCGATGTTCTTAAGTTTAGACAAGAGGGTCCTTTCTTCGACGCATCCCAAATCATCGGCAAAGTCAGTACGCTATCCGAGGGGAATGAAATCGCCTTATCGGGACAAATTCAGCAGGCAATTGGAAGTGGAGCCACCGAAGAAGATCGAGTCAAACTATTGAGCATTGCAGGAACCGGTGCAGAAAACAAAACACAAACTCTTTCTTTTTTCTACGTCAGCGATTTGATGGATTTGATTTTAGAAGGGATTGATGAAAAATTTAATGGAGATAATAGCTTGCAAAACTATTTGAAAGAAATGCGTCAAAACCCTGGACAATATTTAAAAACACCCGCACCAGATGAAAAGCCAATGGATGATGAAACGGTCTTAGAGCAGATCGATCAGCAAGTAGCTGTTGTTCGTGCCATGGGCGAGCAGTATAAAAATTTTCGGCTTCTGTTGGGTCCTTTGGAGATTGTGAGTCCGGATGAGAACAAGGAATCTTTGTTCCCCAGTTTGGGGGATTTGCCAATTTCCGTCAAATACTTTACAGAATGGCTCTCTCGTAAAATGGCGAAGAGGGACGAGGTGTACTATCCGCTCCCTAAGTTTTTAAATGATTTTTTTAATGAACTCATAAGAGAGTTTTTGAACAGCAATCAATGTTTTAGCAATGAAGCCAAACAAAAGACTCGCGTTAACCAAGCAGTCGTCACATCATATAGAGACACTACAAATCATGCCGATGAAATCACCGAACTTATATGGGGAGACCGAAACAAAACCTCGAAGACTAACATCAGCCGGCTCTGGCTTAAAGATCACAAAAACACTCGACCCTTACTTAAAAACATTGGAGGTGATCGAGATCTTCCCATCGTAGAGAAGGGTGTTGACAAAGAGATTAACTATTTGGCTTATTTCGCAGGACGCACACAACCAGCAGAGCAAATGACGGGAGATGAGGCTACAGATCATACGAATGGCATCTTTCATTATTCCATTGGTCGAGACAGAGGCATTACCAAAACCATTAAGCTGAAAAAGACAGACTCGACAGGACTTAAAGAGTTGCGCTTTGAACAAGATGGTTATGATGGACTTAAACAGTTGCGTGAAGTCTTTGATGTGGATATTGAGACTTATGCGAATGTCAGTGCATTTCCGGGGAGCTATATTTATGTGGATCCTAGGGGCTTTTCGCCCAACACCGTTATTGGGAGTGATACTATAGATTTAACGCAAATAGGTATTGGAGGGTATCACATGATTATTCGTTCCGAACATAGCTTTGGGCCGGGCCGTGCTAATTCCCGCATTCACGCGAAATGGGTAGCTAGCACAAATGCCAAAGCGACCAACACCCCCTCGGCCGGCAGCATGACGACGGCTAGTCCCACGCGCGCCATTTATTGTTGGTCGGAGGCAGAGAATTCTAATCGAGAACAAGAAGCTAAAGACGGATCTGGATTGATGGAGTTTGTTTTTGGGGGTGAAAGTTAATGTCTGCTTATTATAAAGAAAAAAACAACGAATCGACCCGAGATTTGTTTAACAAAAAGATGGTTTATAAAAGCAACATGTTAGATTATGCTAACAACTATCCCAACATCACTAATTTTAATTATGGAGAGAAGTTGTTGTATGGGCGGGTTAATAGATTATTTGTACCCATTCAAATTCGGGATCCTGACATCTCCCTAAAGGGATTTAAAAGCGTCTCCCAACCAGCCCAGGGTATCAAATTTGTAGTGGATGCCTTTGAAGACATGGCCCGACAATTTCGTAAATGTGCCATGGCTGGCAAAATTAATACTTCCGATCCGTACCTGAGCAATCTTTTGGTATATAAAGCTTACCAAAGTCCTGAAATCTTATATCAAGGTTATAAAAATATTTATTTTGGTACGATAGCTGCCAACTTTAAGGGAGATAAACTAAACGTTAAAAATTTTGATGAGTTCATAGAAAAACTGAACCCGATGCTTGAAAAACCAAGCCACAGTATTCCTTTCACCAAGACTGCTTTTGTTAAAAGCCGACGCTGTCCTATTAATGTGTCAGGATTGGTGGTTGAGATAGCAGATTTGGATCCTGTTAATGACGATGAAAAGATAAACGCCTTTGTTAACAGCCCTAATTGGGAATTTTATGTTAACACTTGCAAGTCATACGGATTCATGATTGATCAAGAAATGCCATGGCGCCTGGTGGCCGACATTGGTTCATCCGCAATGATAGAATATGCCGCGCGCTATGCGCTGGGGGGCACGGATCTCATTATTCATTCGATTTACGGGCCCTCTCATCTTTCTTATTTTAATAATTTAATGCCCTATCTGTTGAGTTTGTATAATATTTGTAAAGAAGAGACCATCATTGAAATTGAAGAATGCGGAGATCGGAGTATCACCTCTTTGGTAACCCCCAGTTCTTATAGTCTGGCACAAATTGCCCAACAATACAGAGAGATTTATTTTTTTAAACTCTATATGAAGATAAGGTTTTGGGAAGACGAATCCAAAGAAGACGATGCTCCACGCGCACAACTCGAACGGGACTGTGTTCAGATTTATCTTACCCGAGGATTAGACAAAGCTTTGTATGTTTTTGAAAGAATTATTAATAAACCATTTGACTATCGCGGCTCTTTGAGTTATATTTATAAACAGGTAGACGCAATGCGCGAGTCCGAGATCGAATAAGAAGGGTAAATGTTTTTTCAGACATTAGATGATAAAACTGAATGTGTTGGTGTATATGTAGACGGGAAACTTCACTTTGATGAAATCCCCGACAACCTCACCAAGACATGGAAGTACACTGGTTCTGTATCCGACAAGGATGTGGAGTTTGCGTGGTTGTATGCTAACGGCCTCGACCTACAGGAAGCCGCACCCGAAGAATTAAAGACAGCACTCCAGGACAGCCAGCGCAGATTTAGAGCATACTTGAAAGCTTTCAAGATTGGCAAAATCAACCTGCGAGAGCACTGCTTTTTTGACCTTGTGCCCCAGGATTTTCTGATGGAGTTCTGCGACATCAAAAATCAAGTTACAGAGCACGTTTTCGATAACTTCGAGAAGCCAGAGAACTACAAGTTTCTGGATAAGGTATATCGACTGCTGCACAAGATCAAATATCAAGATCTCAACCTCAACAACGAGGGGTGCCGAGAGTTGTACTACACATCCATGGGGCGCAAGAAGTCCAATCAGCTTATTGACCACTACGGACACATAGACTACAATCTCTTTGGTACGGTCACCGGTCGCCTCACAACCCTTCCAAATTCTTTCCCCATACTGACAGTCCAGAAGAATTTTCGTCAACTTCTAAAGCCGCATAACGATTGGTTTATCTCTTTGGATTACAACGGTGCAGAGGCTAGAACTTTGCTCTATTTGAACGGAGAATCACAACCTCAAGAGGACATCCACACCTGGAATATGGAGAACATTTTTATCAGCGAGCGCGACCGAGACACAGCCAAGACGCTGTTCTTTGCGTGGCTGTATAACCCCGAATCCAGCGCATTCAATGCCGAATGTTATAATCGCGAAAAAGTACTTGACGAATGGTATCGAGGTGGTTATATTTATACACCATATGATCGTAAAATCTTAGTGGACGAGAGGAAAGCCTTAAACTATCTCATTCAAAGCTCGACAGCAGATCGCGTTCTTGCGAGGGCTGTTGAGATTGACGAGTTTCTTGAGGGCAAGAAGTCATTCATTTCTCATATTGTTCACGATGAAATTGTGATCGACATGAGCGATGAAGATCGCGAGAGTTTAGTGGATATTAAACAGATCTTTGAAAAAGACAATTTTATGGCCAACCTGAATGCAGGGAAGGACTACTTTAACTTTAAAGAGTTGAAAATATGATCTCTATTATTGGGCTGGGAAATTCTGGTAGCAGGATTGCGGAAAAGTTTTCCTCACTCCCACAGTATAGTGTTTTTTGTTTGAATAATAGCGTTAAACGAACGTCTAAGTATAAGTTCAAATTAAAGAAGTACCAGACGCCCGAGGAATACGAAGAAAACATTCCAGATGTCCGAAAGTTCTTTAAAGACGCAGCCGATCACATTCAGTTTTTTGTGGTGGGGGCATCGTACAGTTCTAACTATGCGTTGGGGATTCTGGAGCAGCTTAAGGATAAGAAGATTGATTTGTTTTACATCAAGCCAGATGTGGATCTGCTCTCGGGAATCCCGAAGCTCATGGAGAATGCCACCTTCGGTGTGCTCCAGGAATATGCGAGGTCGGGACTGTTTAATTCTGTGACCTTGATTTCAAACCTTAACCTGGAAACCATTTTGCAGAACGTACCTATCAAGGAATACTACAGTTCACTCAATGGAATGATTCAGTCGGCTGTACACTACATGAATTACTTTGCGCACAATGAGCCTGAGATTGGCGTTTTGGCCAAGCCGGCAGAGATTTGTCGTATTACAACCTACGGTGTTTTGAACATGAAGAATCTTGAAGAAAAATGGTTTTTTGACCTTGACATCGACAGAGAGGTATGTTATTATTTATGTATGAATAAGGAAAAGTTAGAGAAAGATGGGAGCTTGCATAGGAAATTGGTTCATATGCTGAAGGAAAAGCCCCGCAATGCCTTTCGTAAGGTTTCGTATGCAATTTACGAAACTGAGACTGGCGCCGATTTTGGGTTCTGCGTTGCCCGCACTAACGTAGTACAAAAAACTCTTGACATGGTAGAGCAAGAGTAATATAATAGAGTAACAAGGAACGCTTGTTGCGAACTCATCAAAAAGGAGAAAAAAGTATGAGTATTGATATGGAACTAATGAGAAAGAAGCTTGCCTCATTGCGAGGTGAGAACACGGATAATGGAAACTCTCCATGGTTTAAACCGGACGAGGGAGATACGGACATTCGCATCGTGCCTACAAACGATGGGGATCCGTTGAAGGAAATGTTCTTCCACTATAATGTAGGAAATCACAGAGGCGGAGTGCTCTGTCCAAAGCGCAACTTTGGCGATCACTGTTCAATTTGTGAATTTGCCTCTCAGCTTTGGCGAGAGGGAGTAGACAACAACGACGAGGAAAGCAAGAAGCTGGCCAAGTCTCTCTTTGTGAGGACTCGGTACTTCTCTCCAGTGGTCATTCGTGGCCGCGAGGATGAGGGAGTTAAGGTATACGGCTACGGTAAGACCGCATACGAACTGCTTCTCGGCTATATCCTTGATCCCGAATACGGCGATATTACAGATGCCAATGAAGGCACTGATATTACGCTAACTTACACCAAGCCGAATAAGCCTGGTGCCTATCCCCAAACGAGTCTGAAGATGCGTCGTAATACATCGACCCTCCTTGATGACACAGAAGCGATCCCTGCCCTTTTGGATCGTTTGCCAGACTTTGATGCTCTCTTTGAGCGTTTGAGTCCTGCGCAAGTAGACGCAATTCTCGATGAACAGCTTTCTAGCGATAATTCCGCTGAAGGACGTTCTTCTGAGACAGCCAAGTACGGTCCCGCCAATGGGAAGAGCGAGGTTGACCGAGCATTCAATGAACTTATGAGTGGCTGAGACGACTCACGGGTGCCGCTGGCAGACCGGCTTGCAAATAGTCTGCCTACTTTTTTTAAAAAAGTTCTTGACAACGTAAAGAAAGTTTGATATATTAAGAATATCCAAAGTGACGATGGTCACCGAGGTTACACAAAAGTGCAATTGCTACGGCTACCGCACTTATAATACAGGCCACTGGCCGAGGAAATTAATAATGAGCAATAATAAGAAAGGCGCCGCTGACGCCAACATCAGCATCGTGAACGTTAACGATCTTCAAGGAGATATCTATACAGACTCCGAAGGAGAAGTTGTTGACATTAACAATGGCACCCCGAAAATCCGCACAGGATTCAACAACCGAGGAACAATTAATCTTGATGAGTTGGAAAAACTCCCCAAGATTGATTTTAAGGACGCAAAGTTCATTGAGTTTGGTTGGTTGGATCTTACGACAGTTGATCTAAATGACGCTAACTGGAAGAACATCGGTATTCGCGCGGTGGATGACGCAGACAATCGCATTGATAGTTTTCGTGTGTCATTCAGCCGTCGTGGTTATGACATGTCGGAGTTTCCGCCGTGTATTGACACCGATGATAATCCATTAGAAGGTCGAGGTCGCATTAAGGCTGCGATAAAGAATGGAGAACGCTGGATGCCAATTGCGCGATATAGTCGGTCCGACACATCTGACCGCAATACTGTGACTAATGGTTTGCGTGCTAATCAGAAGAAGCCAGTCTATATGTCAGTTTTCGATGACTATGTGAACGCTGGTGTTGGCCTGATTGCCAAGGGAGAACTTGAAGCTGATATACAAGCAATTGATAATTGGCTATATAGGGAAGTCAAGATTGACAACGTGATCGATAACAGTCGAGGCGGCACTATCACCAAGATTAAGAATAAGATCTTGGAACGCTCCAAGATTGATTCCAGTCTTATCTGGAGTCTTAGCAAAACTGATGCTGAAAAGTGGATTACCACGAATCTTGGTTTGGCAAAAGCTGATTTCGTTCTGATCAACATGGCTGATAATGAGACGTATGCTGAGCGCGCATGGCGACATGTCCGCGATGCTTTGAAGAACGGTCGGGAGCCCGTGAATCTCATCTTCTACACTACTGACTATAGCCCAACCGCAGCGCGCGCAGGGCTTAAGAAATCGATGGAATACGTTGAAAACTTGTACCGCGACTCTTGGGAAGTGGTCATGAGCCAACTTCCAGCAGTGGTTAAGTTGGAAATTCCGGAGACGCGTCCATTTATTTTCATGGGCGCCCTTCCGCAAATCGTCCAAAATCACAAAATCAATGGACACCACTTGGTGCCGGTTGATAAGTACTAATGAAATCACCACTGCGTTACCCTGGCGGTAAATCTCGCGCGGTTAAGACGTTGATGGAATTTATTCCCGATGATTGTGGGGAGCTTTGCTCCCCCTTTCTCGGGGGTGGTTCGTTTGAACTTGCTTTGGCCGAGAAGGGAATAACCGTACATGCTTATGACGGATTCAAGCCTTTGATCTGGTTTTGGACCGCTCTGTTAAAAGATCCTAATCGTCTGGCAACCTTGGCGGAGATGTACCGTCGCCGCAAAACATACAAATATACGAAACCCGGAACCAACAAGAAAACCGGTAACCCGTATGAGGAAATCAAAATCTCAGCCCGAGGGCTTCCTAAAAAGGATTTCATAAGATTTAGAGAGGAGATAAGATTTGCTCTGCGGGCAAACCACCCTTTCACATTTGAGGCCGCAGCGAAGGTTTATGCTATTAATCGTAGCAGTTTTTCAGGGGCGACCTTTGGTGGGGGTTTTTCAGAGAGGGCTTCATATGCTAGGTTTACCGATCAGCAAATAGAATATATACGAAACTTTCAAGTTCAAAATCTTATCGTTAGGCATGCCGATTTTAAATATGCAATGAAGAAGCATGACTGTCTTTTTTACTTGGATCCACCTTATTTTTTAGAGGGTACCAGGAACAGTCTCTATGGGGATGAGGGGGATATGCATAGATGCTTTCCGCATCTGGCTTTGTTCTCTATTTTGCGTGAGAGAAAGAACTGGATCTTATCTTATAATAACTGTGAAGAGATCAGATCTTTATATCGAGACTATAAGATTTATGATGCTGAATGGACTTATGGAATGAACAAATCAAAAGAATCCTCAGAAATCATTATTACGAACTTGACAAACAGCCCTGTTTGAGGTAACATAGTAGAATGAATAAGTGGAACAAGATCTTAGGACATCTCGATTGTGGTGGATACTACACCGAGAATCCTTGCCGATCTAAAACATGCAATCGTAAGCACAATTATTGTGCAAGACATAAGAAACTTTTACAGCCAAAAGGAGAAGTTAATGGCAAGAAAAGCACAATCCGCAAAAGCAGGACGCGTAGCAATCCAAGACCTAATGAAGCTCGTCAACAAGAAGGCGGGCCGCAACGTTGCGCATGATCTAACGGGTGATAACCCCACGGCTGTCAAGGAGTGGATTCCCACCGGCTCACGCTGGCTGGACTCAATCATCTGCAAAGGCCAAATGGGAGGCATTCCTGTCGGAAAGGTTACAGAAATCGCAGGCTTAGAGTCTACAGGCAAGTCATACATGGCAGCACAAGTCGCTGCAAACGCCCAGAAACAGGGCAAGCTTGTTGTATATTTTGATTCCGAGTCAGCTATCGACCCAAGCTTTTTGGAGCGAACAGGGTGCGACCTGGCCCGTTTAATGTACGTCCAAGCATCGTCTGTCGAGTTCGTCTTGGAGACAATCGAAGAGTTGCTGGGCGCCACTGAAGATCAATTGGTTTTTATCTGGGACTCTCTGGCATTCACTCCGTCTGTCTCAGACGTAGAAGGTGACTTTAACCCGCAGTCTTCGATGGCAGTGAAGGCACGCATCCTCGCAAAGGGAATGTCTAAGCTGGTTATTCCTATCGCTGATAGGCAAGCTACGCTGATTGTTCTTAATCAGTTGAAGACCAACATCCCTCAAGGGCCGAACGCTCGCATTGTTGCGATGACAACACCCTACACCACACCAGGCGGGAAGGCTATGCACTATTCATATTCTCTTCGCATCTGGTTGACCGGTCGTAAGTCTAAGGCATCTTTCATTGAAGACGACAAAGGTTTCCGGATCGGATCCGAGGTGAAGTGCAAGCTGGAGAAGTCGCGCTTCGGAACACAAGGGCGTTCATGCGCTTTCCGCATCCTCTGGGGTACGGAGGAGATTGGCATTCGAGACGAAGAAAGCTGGTTTGATGCAATCAAGGGATCCGAATGTCTTACCAGCGCAGGTGCGTGGTACACACTCACGATGCCCGAGGGATATACGAAAAAGTTTCAACCTTCAAAGTGGTCACAACTAATTACATCTGACATTGAATTTAAAGAGCATGTCATACGTCTAATGGATGAGGAGATTGTTCAGAAGTTTGATCGCCGCGAAGGAAATGCTGACGCATTTTATTCAGAGCCTGAAGATTTGACAGTACCTCTTAAAGATTAATCTAGGAGAAATTTAAAATGACAAATTTGTTTATGCTAATGTTTTTAGCAGGTATGCAAACTGCAGATGCACACCACAAGCACAGGCACGCGAAGCCCGCACCACCACCGAAGCACCATCATGTGCGACCCGCCCCGCGACCTAAGCCTCGCCCTTATCGCCACGACGGTCACAAGTATTATGCTGATCATGATGGCGTTGTGTGGATCTGGAAACGTGGCCACTGGCTGAGCGGTCGGTGGATCCGGGGACACTGGGAGATCAGTATCCATCTCTAAAATAATTTAGTTAACACTTGACTTAAGCCTCCCGATTGGTTATAATAAAACTGATCGGGAGGTTTTTGTGATTATATGGGTGTTGCTTTGGGCATGTGAGATGGGGCTTAATCCCCTCAACAATCAATGTCCTGGCGGACCCAACTGCTGGTGTCCAAGTGATACCGGACACGAAGAATTTCCGCCGCTTGACGAGAGCGGTAACATAATCTGTGACGACACAGGAGAGAAAAATGAAAAGAGTACTGATTATTGATGCGCTGAACGCCTATCTACGAGCTTACATTGTAGATCCGAGTTTGTCCTCAAATGGTCAGCCCATCGGAGGTTTAAAAGGATTCATTAAAATCCTTCAGAAGCTTGTGCGAGAAACCAAACCTGACGAGATTATTATTTGTTGGGATGGGCCGAATGGTTCCCAGAAGCGCAAAACTATGGACAAGAATTATAAAGCAGGACGCAAACCTTTGCGTTTGAATCGGGCTTTCCATAACTTGACAGAGGATGAAGAGCTTAAAAATAAAATGTGGCAACAAACGCGCATCATGGAGTATCTGAATGAGATGCCCATTGTGCAAACAATCCTTCCAGAGATCGAAGCTGATGATGTGATTGCTTATGTGACCCAGATGGATTACTACAAGGGATGGCAAAAGGTTATTGTATCTAATGATAAGGATTTCATGCAACTATGCGATGAAGAGACAGTGTTGCTTCGGCCTACCCAGAACGAACTGTTAAACAAAAGTCGCATTGTTGAGCGCACCGGCGTACACCCAACCAACATGGCATTGGCCCGTGCGATCATTGGAGACTCTTCAGATAATCTCCCAGGTATCAAGGGCGCCGGGTTTGCGACGGTAGCAAAAAGACTTAATTTTTTGTCGGCTGAGAAATCTTATACAATTCAAGAGGTTATAGATTTTTGTGAGAAAACAAACAGTAAACTCAAATTCTTTTCTAATATTCTGGAGGGAAAGGAAGTCATCGAACATAATTATAGCATGATGCAATTGTACGCTCCTCAGATGTCTTTTCAATCTAAAATGACGGTTAAAGAGGCAGTGGAGGGCTTCGAGTGCACGTTTAATAAAACTGAAGTTATACGGATGATGAGAGAAGATGGGTTTGGGGAACTTAATTGGGAAGACCTGCGAACTAATTTAAATCGCATCACCTACAACTGCAACACAGGCGATAAAGATTGACAGTTTATCGTTAAGCTGTTATAATACACTATAAAGAGGGCATACATGTTAGCAACCGCTGAAAGCGCGAATTTTGGAAGGTATGGAAAAGCTTTTCAAGAAGGACTCGTACAATTAATTTTTGAGGACCGGCCATTCGCTGATCAAATCACAGAAGTACTAGACATCAGATTTTTAGAGCTAGAATATTTGAAGGTGTTTGTGCATAAGATCATTTCTTATCGCGCGAAGTACAACAAGCACCCATCGGTTGAAGCCGTGATGACCATCCTGCGCACCGAGTTAGAAAACGAAGACGAGGTGGTGCAACAGCAGGTGAGAGATTACTTTCACCGGATTCATAACCGAGAACTCACAGACATCGACTACATCAAAGAAGCCTCGTTGGATTTCTGCCGCAAGCAAAACCTTAAAGAGGCCATGCTTAAGTCAGTAAACCTTTTGCAGAACTGTTCTTTCGATGAGATATCTAAGACGATCAATGACGCACTTAAGCTGGGGTCCGAAAACAATTTTGGTTATGATTACGTGGCAGACTTCGAGAAGAGGTTTGTTCCCAAGCATCGTAATCCTGTTTCTACTGGTTGGTCTGACATGGACAACCTGTGTGGTGGTGGCTTAGGGAAGAGCGAACTGGGCGTCGTCATTGCTCCAACGGGCGCGGGCAAGTCAATGGTATTGGTGCATCTAGGCACCGAAGCACTAAAAGACGGAAAGACAGTTATCCATTACACTTTGGAACTACAAGACACAGTTATTGCAAATCGCTACGATAGTTGCTTAACAGGCTATCCGCTTTCTGATATTATTAATTTCAAGGAAGAAGTTTATGATGAAGTCAAATCTCTGCCAGGCTCTCTGATCATTAAAGAATATCCCACCAAGTCGGCTTCCACTAATACCATCCGCGCACATCTATCGCGTCTGGTAAAGCGTGGGATTAAGCCAGGAATGATTGTGGTGGATTATGCGGACTTGCTTAAGCCCGTACAGGCGCGCAAAGAAAAGCGCAACGAACTGGAATCAATTTATGAAGAACTGCGTTCTCTGTCCACGGAGTTTAGTTGTCCTATTTGGACAGCGTCTCAAACAAATCGCTCTGGCTTAAATGCTGAAGTGATCACCATGGAACAAATCTCCGAAGCATTTAATAAGTGCTTTGTGGCTGACTTTATCTTCTCGGTATCGAGAACAATCGAGGATAAACAAAAGAACTTAGGAAAGATTTTTATAGCGAAAAACAGAAATGGGCCAGACGGTATGATTTATCCCATACTTATGGACACCTCTAACGTAAAGATTAGAATCCTGCCCAAAAATAATCCTCACATGCAAAATGGAAAGGTGCCTCTTAACCCAGTGACTCTCGATCCATCCATGCAGAAGGAATTACTACAAAGAAAATATACGAAACTTAAGAAGAAAGGAATTTAAACATGAGAACCCTACAGAACATCCGCCGCTTCCGCTTATCAGATACATTTATCGAACCCTATAAAACCCAAGAGGTACCATGGGGTCCATTGGGATATGTGACGTTTAAGCGCACCTATGCTCGCCGCTTAAGCGAGTTTGATCCGGAGGCCACCGGCACCGAGGAGTGGTGGCAGACCTGTCGCCGTGTCATCGAAGGCATGTTCAACATGCAGAAGCAGCATGTTTTCTTGTTGGGGCTCGAATGGATCGACAACAAGGCGCAGGCAACCGCAAAGGATGCCTATGACCGTTTGTTTAATTTGAAGTGGACACCACCAGGACGAGGGCTCTGGATGATGGGCACCAAGTTTGTGGAGGAACGTACTGCAGCAGGACTGTTTAACTGTGCGTTCAGATCCACTCGCGATCTTTCAACGAAGGGAGGCTATCTGTTTTCGTGGATGATGGACGCGTTAATGGTGGGCATCGGCGTAGGGTTCGACACAGAGGGAGCCGGCACCATCACTATCGAAGAACCCCAATACACAAACGACCTTCATGTGATTGATGACTCCCGAGAGGGTTGGGTTAATTCGGTTCATATGTTGTTGGACGGATTTTTTTTCGGCCAAAAAATTCCCAGATTTGACTATTCTGCTATCCGCCCCTTGGGTGCACCCATCCACGGATTTGGTGGAACATCTAGCGGACCAGATCCCCTTAAAGAACTGCATGAAAATCTCACAGAAATGTATACATCCAAGATTGGTGAGACCATCACGTCTGTGGACATTGTTGACACAGAGAACCTCATCGGTCGTTGCGTGGTGGCAGGAAACGTTCGCCGCTCAGCCGCATTGGCCATGGGCAAGTATGACGACATGTATTATTTGGAGATGAAGAACGATCAAGAGAAACTCTATCATCATCGGTGGGGTTCTAACAATTCTTTCAACGCCGTAGTGGGAATGGACTATACCTGGCATGCAGAGCAGAGCCAGAAGAACGGAGAGCCAGGATACATTTGGCTTGACAACGCACGCACCCGTGGCCGCTTCAAGGATGGCGAACGTCTCGATGATATAAACGTTGCCGGCTTTAATCCTTGCGTCGAACAACAGTTAGAAGACGCAGAGCTATGCTGCCTGGTCGAAACCTTTCCAGCTAAGCATGAAGACTTCGAAGATTACCGTAAGACGCTGAAGATCGCGTACCTTTATGGGAAAACTATTACACTCTCTAACACACACTGGCCAGAGACCAACGCAAAGATGTTGAAGAACCGACGCATCGGACTGTCACAGTCTGGCGTTGTCCAGGCGTTCAATAAGTTTGGCCGCCGTACTCTGTATAGCTGGTGCAACCAGGCTTATGACTATATCGCTGAGTTGGATGAAGAGTATTCTAACTGGCTGTGTATTCCAAAGTCTGTGCGTACAACCTCAATTAAACCTTCGGGCACTGTCTCGCTGCTGAATGGCTCAACACCAGGGATTCATTTCCCCGAGAGCGAATACTATATTCGTCGTATTCGATTCTCTAAAGGTTCACAATTGCTTGACACTTTGCGTGAAGCGGGTTATAATATGGAGGACGACGCGTACTCCCCCAACACTGTTGTAGTTGAGTTTCCAGTTCACGAGCCTTACTTCGTGAAAAGCAAACAAGATGTCAGCATGTGGGAGCAACTAGAGATTGCCGCCCAGTATCAGTATTACTGGGCCGATAACTCTGTGTCGGTCACTGTGACTTTTAAACCCGAGGAAGCATCGCAATTAAAGTATGCACTTGAAATGTATGAAACTAGGCTGAAGGCTGTTTCTTTTTTGAAGTATGAGGAGACCGGATATAAACAAGCTCCGTATGAACCTATTACTCAAAAAGAATACGAGAAGGTCATAAAGAGCATTAGCCCAATTCATAGATTTAAAACTGATGAACAGGGAAGTGGAACTAAATTTTGTGATGGTGAGTCGTGTACAATCTAAGAGGTAAGGATGAACTTTAATTATTTGATAGAAGACAAGAGAAAGAAAACAATATGCAAGAAGAGAAACTTGAGCGAATGTCATTGGAGCCCTACTGGTCGCGTGTGGGCTACTAGCGGAGATAACATTTGTGTTTCCATGTATTGCAAAAGGTGTGAATGTAAGGAGGATATTTTTCTCACGAGAGAAGAATACAAGACTCAACAAAACATTCTTTCGCGAGAGGTGGGAGATGTTTAAACCTGTTAATCGGTACATTCACATTAATGTGGCCGAAGCGAAGCCAGCCGAGAGAGCGTCTGGCATCGTTCTGCCAGATGACTATGCACCAACCAAAGACAGCCACCTTACGACTACGGTGTTAGCGTGGTCAGAGGATGTTCGGTTCGCAGAACTCCTCACAGAAAACTGCGAAATTATAGTTGATCGCAGCATGGTGGAAGAAATTACCACTCCCAAAGGGAAGTTTAATGTAATCCTGGATAATTATGTTATAGGAATTGTCTAAAGGAAACATACAGAATGGATAAGGATTTTTACAACCAGGCGTCGGCTACGCAATTGGGCTGGGAGCCGTCTTGGTTTGGCGAAAGGTACTTTGATGAGAAGCTAGTGAGGGCTATCAAGAAGTGGCAGAAGGCGCACGGTCTAACCGCCGATGGTCTCTGCGGTCCAGCCACATACCGGCGCATTTGGACATCGAGACAAGAAAGCATCGATGAACATAAACCTTACCCTATCCAATACTCCAGTTACCTCGTATACAATAGCTCGTTCATTCCTATTAAATGGGACAAGGTGGTTCTCTGGTCAGAACAGAACGGACTAGCCGCAAAGGCAGGTAACTACTACGATTACAGCGGCCGCCCCCAACGCAACATTCGCCTCTTCGTAAACCACTGGGACGTGTGCTTGAGTTCTCGGCGTTGCAACGACGTTTTGAACAAGCGCGGTATCTCTGTACACTTTATGATTGACAACGATGGTACCATCTATCAGACGATGGACATGCAACATGGCGCCTGGCATGCAGGAACAAGCCGCGTCAATCGTGCGTCGGTGGGGGTCGAGATGACAAACGCATACTACCCCAAGTACCAGGACTGGTATGAGAGAAACGGCCATGGTAAGCGCCCGATGGTAGAAGGTGCATGGGTCCACGGCAACCAACTGGATCCTTTCCTGGGGTTCTATCCCATCCAGATAGAAGCAGCTAAAGCTTTATGGAAAGCTATTGAAGCCGTCACCAATGTGGAGTTTCAAACACCACTTAGTCAATTCGGCAAGACAGAAACAAAGTACATCCAAGATGTGGTGTATGGCAAGTACGCTGGTATCGTGAGTCATTATCATTGCAGCAAGCGCAAGATTGATTGCGCGGGACTGGATATTAAAACTTTGATTGATGAGATAAGCGACGAAGAATGAAAGTTGGCGATTTAATAAGATACCGAGATGATTGGGTTCACACTAATCACAAATATGACGATTCCGGTGTAGCAATTAATTGGGACATTGAGTCCCCGAGGCTCGATGATGAGGGTTGGTCTAATCCTGTCTTGGTCATTGAGCGTTGGGAGGGCATGTGGATATGTTTGCGACACGGCGAGAAAATCGTTGTTAACCCGAGCCCAGGAACAACAGCGGTAGAGGTGATAAGTCACACTTAAATACGATAAGATAGTGATCGGTAGTTCGCTGTCGGCGTTGATGTACGCAGTGATAAACGATTTTCCTGTGTTCTTCTCTGCGGCCGAGCGTCCGTTTCGGTTTGATTATTTGGATCCCGAGGTGGACTTAAGCTCTCTGTGCTTAGAAAATGAATCTCGTTCACTCAAAACATTTGGAGAGGATAGAGTCGTCGGACTCCCCAAGGAGGTCTTGTGGGAGAGACTAATGTTTATGTTGGCCATTCGAGGGAATGCGCCATTAGCTAATCTGTGCGAGTCGATGAGATACAACGGCGAAGCTTTAGTTTGTTCAGATGAATACGCAAAGATAGCAGAAATAAAGTTTCAACAAGCTTATTACTTTGGTGATCGAAATTGTTATAAACTTTTAGATCAATCAAGAGTTGACAATGGCAAGTATATATGTTATGATTGGATATCATTCAATCGAGGAGGTAAACATGAAATTGACTTCATTGAAACTGATGATACTTTCGTCAAACACATATGGTTCTATCCTTCTGACAGAATTGATGGGAATAGTCCTGTTAAGGACGCTTGTGTGGTATCATACTTAACAGAAGAAGAGCTATTCGACTTTGATTTTTCAGAGACAATGGCTCGATTCAAAATGATCCACGAAATGGAAAAACGAGGGATGAAAGGAGTATTTAATGGCTACGGACCCAATGGAAACCCAAAACATTATCGATTTAGAACAACACATTTCAGAAGAAGAAGTGAAAGAAAGACAACGCCGCTTAAAGGAGAGCAAAACAATGTCAAAATACCGCAACTTAAAGAACAAGATCTATTCAAAGATTTATCATCGGCTTGTATGGACGCCAATGGATTTCTAAGAGAACTGTGAGCGCGAATGTACACGTTGCCGGCATCATCCCCTTAGCTAATCTGGAAACAGATCATGCTTTGGATATGCCCTCGTGTATGCTCCCGGTGAACGCAGGCTTTACAGCTATTCAAAAGTCTGTGTTTGAGTGTGCGATGGCGGGCTGTCAAACCATTTGGATTGTAGCCAATCCAGATCTTGCACCCATAGTGCGTAAGACTGTGGGAGAGTGGACTTATGACCCCGTCTATTATAAACGCACAATGACTAAATTTTATAAGAATGTACGGAAAGAGATACCTATTTATTACGTTCCCATTAGTGAACAGGATCGTGATCGTCGCGATTCGTATGGCTGGTCGATTTTGCATGGAGTAAATTCTGCTTGGTGGGTGGCCACTAGGATTTCAAAATGGCTTACGCCCGAAAAGTACTTTGTTTCTTTTCCTATGAGTGCATATGACATTTATTCCATCCGAGAACACAGGCGGCAGATTTCACACAGGAAACATAACTTCTTCCTGACACACAAGGGGCAAACCGTGAAAGATAACTTGCCGTTGTCTTTTACTATGAAAGGAGATGACTTTATAAAATGCAGAAGAAAGGTAAACAAACTAACAACGCGGGAATTTTTACCACCATTAGAGGGAAGCAAATACCCGTCCCAAAAATTACCACTGGAAGAAAGGTGGTCAGCGCGGACGTTCGAGTTCCAAACGATTCTTGAAGAAGTAGAGGAGGCTGACGCAGCACAGAAAGAAGTGGATTGGTTCTACGATCTTTCAAGCTGGGAAGAATACAAAGCTTTTTTGGGATCCCAAAACATTATCGAAAAACCATATGAGGGCTTGACACAGCCCCATATTCATGCTAAATTATTACTATAGACTAAAAAAGGGAGTGAGCTTTGAAAGACATGTCTAATATTAAATTCGTGGGCCTGCATGCGCATAGCGTAGCAGGCTCTATCTTTGATGCCATTGGGTATCCACAAGCGCATATGGATTTTGCGTATGAAAACGGCAGCGATGCGCTAGCATTAACCGACCACGGAAACATGAACGGGTTGGCATACCAAGTGCTACATGCCAGAAAGATGCAATCGCAAGGCAAGAGCTTTAAGCCCATCTTTGGATGCGAAGCTTATTTTCTGCCATCCCTGTCAGACTGGCGCGAAGAGTATACGAAGGCGATGGAAGACAAGAAGAAGGCGCGCTCTATTAAGAAGGAGGGACAGTCAGGCGCAACCGTTGAGGATGAGAACGACAGCAAGAAGGTGCAAGGGCTCCTTCGGCGCCGTCGTCATCTCGTGCTGCTTGCGCAAAGCCAAGAAGGTCTGAGAAACTTATTCAAGTTGATCTCTGAGTCTTACCAGCCAGAGAATTATTACCGATATCCGCGAGTAGATTACGCTCTGCTTGAGAAGTATGGCGAAGGTATCATTGCTACCTCCGCATGCTTGGGTGGCGTATATGCTGGAAATTATTGGGAGAATCGAGAGGAGGGTGACGAAGCTGTGCTTGAGGCAATGCGCGAGACCACACGCCGAATGGTAGACATCTTCGGTGACCGTTGGTACGCAGAGCTTCAATGGAATAACATTCCAGAGCAACATGCCCTGAACCAACACATCATTACAGTGGCCAAAGAGTTTGGCGTTGGACTGATTTCTACAGCCGACAGCCATTACCCCAGCCCAGACGCTTGGAAGGACAGAGAGCTTTACAAGCGTTTGGGTTGGCTTGGCAAAGGCACACCAGATTGGGCAGACGGAAACGAACTTCCCGATGGTGTAGACGAGATTGGGTACGAACTGTATCCCAAGAATGGTAACCAGATGTGGGAGTCTTACAAGGAGTATTCAAAAGACTATGATTACGATGATGATCTTGTGTTGGGTTCTATCGAAGAAACCTACACGATTGCGCACGAAAGGATTGAGTCATTCTTTCCCGACAACACGGTTCGACTCCCGTCGTTCGTTGTACCTGCCGGGTTCACGGATACTGAAGCTCTGATTAACATGTGTCTCGAAGGCTTGCGAGAGAAGGGCTTGCACGAGGATACCGAGTATCATTCGCGTCTTGAGCACGAGCTAGACATTATTGATGATCGAGGATTCTCCAAGTACTTCCTGACGATGAAGGCAATCGCGGATGTGGCCAACAGTATGATGCTGGCTGGACCTGGACGTGGTTCTGCTGCAGGCTCACTCGTAGCCTACGCTCTGGGAATTACCCAGATTGATCCTATCAAAAACGGACTGCTGTTCTCTCGCTTCTTGCGGTCAGACGCAACAGACTATCCCGATATCGATTACGATGTGTCCGATAGCATGCTTCTGAAGGAGAAGCTGGTGGAGATGTGGGGTGAAGACACTGTCGCACCAATCTCAAACTGGAATACACTCCAGCTTCGCTCGCTCATCAAAGACATTTCAAAACTGTATGGTATTCCCTTCACCGAAGCGAACACTGTCACGAGTGTCATGATGCGCGAGGCAACACCAGCGGCCAAGAAGAAGCACGGCATCAAGGCTGGCGTCTACGCACCGACGTGGGAAGAGGTGATGGAATTCTCACCTTCCCTCCAGGTATATCTTGCCAAGCATCCAGCCGTCAAGGCTCACGTTGAGGGGCTCGTTGGACAGGTACGTTCATGCTCTCGCCATGCTGGCGGTGTAGTGATTGCCGAGAACTTAGATAGAAGCATGCCTTTGATTAACTCAGGAGGTGTGCGACAGACGCCATGGTCCGAGGGTCAGAACGTTCGACACCTGGAGCCCATGGGTTTCATTAAGTTCGATCTGTTGGGGCTCTCGACCCTGAAGATGATGGAGGGTTGTATCGAACACATCCTGCGCCGTCATCATGGCATGGAGAATCCTACGTTTGATGACGTGAAGAAGTATTACGATGAGAACCTCCACCCGGATGTGGTAGACACCCAGGATCAAAAGGTATACGAGAATGTGTTCCACTCAGCGAAGTGGGCTGGCATCTTTCAGTTCACCGAGACTGGAGCGCAGAACTTTTGTGCGAGAGTCAAGCCAAGAAGTATTCTCGACATTTCAATCATTGCTTCCATCTATCGTCCTGGTCCTTTGTCGGCTGGGGTACACGATGAGTATATGGAGGCCAAGGAACACCCGCAATACGTCAAGTATTTGTCGGAGGAGGCACGAGAGATCACCGAGGAAACCTTTGGCTTTCTAATCTTCCAGGAGCAAATTGCACTACTGGCGCATAAGCTGGGAGGGCTGACGCTCGATGAGGGTAACATGCTGCGCAAGGTTCTCACTAAGAAGGGTACCGGAAAGGGCGGCATCAAAACAAAGCTTCGCGTTAAGTTCATCGATGGTTGTGCTGAGAATGGCATCGGCAAAGATGAAGCAGCAGCTTTGTGGGATAAGTTCGAATACTTCTCAGGCTATGGTTTTAACAAGTCGCATGCAGTTTCATACAGCACGATTTCTTATCAGTGCGCATGGCTGTGGACTTACTATCCGGCCGAGTGGATGGCAGCGTTCTTGGACAAGGAGCCAGAGACTCGAAAGGAGAAGGCTATTAACATCGCAAAGCGGTACGGATTCAACATCGCACCACTGGACATCAATAAGTCAGGAGTAGTGTGGGAGATTAGCGAAGATGCCAAGACGATGGTGCAACCGCTCACATCTATCAAAGGTTTGGGAATGTCAGCCATTGAACAAATCTTAGGCAACCGACCGTTCACCAACGCAGAAGATCTCCTCTTCCGAGAAGACATTGTCTACAGCAAACTTAACAAGAAGTCGCTGGATGCATTGTGTCGCGGAGGCGCCCTGGATAATATAGTGGATGATAGATTCTCTGGACGTAAACACTTCTGGTCAGCATGCATTGTTGATCGACCGAAGTCTCTTAAGAGATTGACAGAGAACATCGAAACGTTCAGACCAGAAGGAGACTTCTCAGAAGAAGAAGTTATCCAGTTTAAAACTGACCTTACGGGAGTCTTTCCCATCAACTTGGTCATCACTCCCGACACCATTGAGGAGCTACTCGAAAAGGGTGTGCCTCCAATCTCAGAATTCGATCCCGATCTTTTTTTGTGCTGGTTTATCCCGCGCAAGATCGTGGAAAAGAAGACGAAGAACGGCAAATTGTATTGGATTGTAGAAACGATTGACAGCAACAATCAGCTAACAAAGATTAGGTGTTGGGGCATTAAACCCGAGAAGGATCGTATTTACTTAAACCGACCTTATATGGCTCGATTAAAGTATGACGAGCAGTGGGGATTCTCCACATATGCGGTAGGTAAAACGTTTAGATTACTAGGATAAAGATATGAAAGTTATGAAATACTTTAGCCCTCTCTTTAAAGAGAAAGAGCTAGTTGATGACCTGCCGGTCATCATTAGAGTCAAGAAATTTGACGAGAGTGCTGCTAATGAATTTTGTACTAAGATGAACAAGGCACAAAACACTGGTCAGCCAATAGTCCCAGTCATTATAGACAGTTATGGCGGACAAGTGTATAGTTTGATGTCTATGATTTCAGACATTAAACATTCCAATCTTCCTGTGGCCACGATTATACAAGGTAAAGCCATGTCCTGTGGTGCTGTCCTGGCTAGCTTTGGAACTGAGGGTCACCGCTATATGGATCCCGACGCTACTTTTATGATACACGATGTAAGTTCGATGGGGTTTGGCAAGGTGGAAGAGATCAAAGCTGATGCAGCAGAGACGGAACGTTTAAATCAAAAGCTGTACACAATGATGGCAGAAAACTGTGGCCACCACAAAGACTATTTCTTAGACATCATTCACCAGAAAGGCCACGCCGATTGGTTTTTAGAAGTAGATGAAGCACGCAAGCATAATCTGGTAAACCATGCACACATTCCCACATTATCAATCCGCGCAAAGATAGAATTTAAGTTTGAATAGATAATTATGACCAGAGGGTTCTCATGTGTCAGTCTCGCAAAAACTTAAATGGAGAAAATTAGTTAATCAATTAAGATATTTGTATGAAGAACTCGACCTTGTAGAGGACACATCCAATTCTGCAGCCAAAGAATTTCAAGAATACTATGATGAATATTGTAGAAAGAACAACATCGACGTTGATGAACTTAACCGAAAGCACTGCCAACGCCTGGACAGTTTATACAAACCCGAAGGCGAATCAGATGAAACTCCAATGCCTTACAGTGGTTCGGCCGCCATGGTACCCTTCGATGAAGAGACGCCTCCCGCTGCGACAGGTGGAGAAGCGCTCGAACTCACACAGGACGAAAGAGAAATGCATGAAATTTTTTCAAAGCTTTTTAGGAAGATTGCATTTCTCTTGCATCCCGACAAAGTTAACAGCAGGGACTTGAGCGATGACGAGAAAAAAGAGATGCTAAATATGTTTACTAAAGTTAAAGAAGCTTTAGAAGAAAAGAGATACTTTGTGTTGTTAGATTGTGCGGACAAATATAAGATCCCACTACCTAAAAACTACAAGCAACAAACACGATGGATGCGCAAGGAAATAGACATGGTTAATCATTCGATTGATGGAAAGACCAATTCCTATAACTATTTGTTTGCCGAGTGCGAAACTGATGAAGCACGCGACAGCCTCATCCATAGGTTTATGCAACAAGTATTTCCAGGTTATGAATAAAAAGGGTTGACACCCTGCACAGAATTTGTTATATTAATAATGTAAGGAGGGCTAATGGCCAATACATACGAAGAGAAGAAACGTTATGTGAAAGAATATGTTCGTTCACTAAACGCCATTGAAGAAGCAATGGAACCATACAAGGAACAAAAGCGAGACTTGCGCAAGGAGTTTCGAGAGAACGGATGGCTGAACACGGACGAGATTCGAGCAGCCGTTAAAGCATATCGCCTGTACAAGGGCAAGTATAACATCGACGAGATTACTGAGAACTTTCGGCTGTTGACAGGCGAAGAGGAGGGTGGAAGTGATACTTGAATATTCTTTAGTCCACCCCATCGCGAGCCCGCCAACACGGGCCAACCCATCGGATGCAGGTTTGGACGTATATTATTCGCCACCCCCTAGCGACCTTCACAAAGCAGTCTCGCTCTCCCCTGGAGAAAGCAAGGTACTACCAACCGGATTGAAGTTCGGGGTACCTCACGGGTACATGCTGGAGGTAAAGAATCGCTCCAGTGTGGCCGCCAAGCGCAGCCTAGTTGTGGGAGCGTGCGTGATTGATTCCGGCTATGACGGAGAGGTGTTTATCAACCTCCACAATGTAGGTAATATCCCTCAGACCATCGAGGCTGGTACTAAAATTGCACAGGTGGTTCTTATCCCTGTGGTACATTTTCGAGCCGTTGAACGGGGCGATGGGGAGCTTTATAAGTACCCTATCACCATGAGCGGAAGAGGCGCTGGAGCGCTGGGGAGTACCGGTGAGTAGAACTCGACAAGACGATAAGATTGAGAATAAGCAACTTAAATGTTTGGGCATGATCCCTGGCCCCGGTAGATCCAATAAGTATGTTCCAGATGGTTCTTTATTAGTGGGAAATACCACGTATAAGGGCGAACTTAAAAGTACTAGCGAAAATAGAGGGCATTTTTCCACATCCAGCAGGATGGGATTGAAGAAGATAGAAGCATGGAAGAAGGGTTTTGACTTTGCAGTTTTTAGCGTAGTAGACGACTCTGACAATTTTGTAGATCATTACTTGTGTTTCCATCAAGATTTGGAACCGTTTTATAAAAAAGTTATAGATAAGCAAAACGAGGGACATGCTGGTCGCGCCGGCATGGATCTATGGAACCGCGCCAAAGAACAACTTCAAGAACTAGGGTGGGGCAAGAAAGAATTAGAGAAACTCCACAAACAAAATTTATTCGGATCTCGAATTAATGATCCCGGCATTAGCGTGGCGGATGTAAAAGACTGGGGAATTAAATTAAATAATGAGGATCCGAAAAGACATCTTGAACAACTTTTAAAGGAAAATAAATGAATAAGACAACACAAGAAACAATGTTTAGTTCTAAATCGTTGGAATGGGCAACCCCTCAACACTTCTTTGACCTGTTGGAGGAAAAGTTTGGAACCTTTACGCTTGACCCATGCTCTAATGCGTCTAACTACAAGGTGAAGAATCACTTTACCGAAGATCAGAATGGTTTGGATAAGGATTGGGGAGGTCACAAGGTTTTTATGAATCCTCCGTATGGCCGACAAATCAAACATTGGATTAAGAAAGCGTATGAGGAGGGGCAGAAGGATGACACAACAGTCGTCGCTCTCATTCCCGCCCGTACTGACACCCGCTATTGGCATGACTATGTTATGAAGGCAGACTCGATTCACTTTGTAAAAGGTAGGTTGAAGTTTGGAAATGGCGAGAACAGCGCACCCTTCCCATCTGCGGTGGTTGTCTTTAAGAAAACTATTAAGACTTATGAGATGCCAAACCTAGGAATCATTCACGTCAAATGAATCGAAAACAACGACGAGCAGCGGAGCGCAAGCGCAAGAAGGGAGATCCCCAGCAACTCATGGCCGACCAGACGCAGTTGTTTGGGAAGCTCCCCACCGAATGCAGCGCGTGTAAAAATTCATTTGACAAAAGGAACCGAGACATGGTATTCTCATGGAAGGTTGTAGTAAAAGAAGAGACAGTCAGGCTATTTTGTCCAGATTGCTTAAACAAAACTAAGGAGATAATAGATGAGCGTAGAAAGACTATCTAAGCGCGCCCTTCAAAAGATTTTAGGAGGCTCGGTGAAGGAAGAAGCCACTTGCGTGGTTAAGTTCTACTCGAATGGCTGCCATTTTTGTCAAAATCTTCAAGATATATATGAAGATATAGCGGGAAAATATGAAAATATATATTTCTTTGCTTTTAATATTGAAGACTATCCGGCAGTTCAAAAAGTTATGAAGTTTAAAGGCGTACCCACCATTGGATTAATTGAATCTGGAGGGTCGCACCCAAGAATCCGGCTTATGGAGGAGCCCACAAAGCCCAACAAAAAGTCGTGGTATGTTCAAAAAGACATCGAAGAATTTATCGAAAAGGAGAAATAAATGAACATTAAACTATACAATGCCGCAATGACACAATTGCGCGGAAAGGCCATGGAGTCTCTAGCGCTTATTGATGTGTTGCTTAATAACCCTACAATGGTTCCCGATCATTCGAGCTTAGTCGAAGAGATTATGGTCCATTCGCAAACTCTCGCAGAGTATGAGGGAGCTATGCTGACACTACAGCAATACTTTGCACCCGAGCGACCGGAGCAAAAGGCCGGACCTCCGGGTCCGATGCCGCCGGGCTTAACTCCTCAAATGACGAAGCCAAAGCGCGGACCCATTCGTGAAGACGAACTGATGAAGACTTCTACTACTTTTCGCAATTCTCAGAAGAACCAGAAGAAGAAAGAGAAGACTGCAGAGACAACGTAATGGACAAGAGATGCATATCTTATGATGATGTGCTTTTAGTCCCCCAATATTCGGCCATCAATTCGCGAGGCGATATTAACGTTGGTTCCGATTTGGGTAATGGATTAAAGCTCTCACTGCCGATTCTATCATCGCCCATGGACACTATTTCAGAGGCATCCATGGCGGTGGCTATGAACCAAGCAGGGGGAGCAGCCATCATTCATCGTTACAATACGATTGAAGAGCAAGTGAGACAGGTAAGAACATCACAGGCACGCATGCCCGATGGAAACCACAGCCTCATTACCACTGGCGCTGCTGTGGGCATCACTGGAGATTATCTAGAGAGGGCCCAAGCACTTCGAGCACAGTTTGTAGATTTTCTCTGCGTGGATGTGGCCCATGGTCACCACGTTATGATGAAGCAAGCTTTGTATGCGCTACGTAAAGTCTTAGGGGAGCGCTTCCATATCATGGCTGGTAATGTAGCCACGTTGGAAGCTCTCAACGACCTATCCGACTGGGGTGCTGACAGTGTCCGCTGCAATATTGGTGGAGGATCTATTTGTTCCACTCGTATTCAGACGGGCCACGGAATGCCAGGTTTGCAGACCATTATGGACTGTGCTCAAACCGACCGAGATGTAAAGATCGTCGCAGACGGTGGCATTAAAAACTCCGGTGATATGGTGAAAGCCTTAGCCGCCGGAGCAGATGCAGTGATGTGTGGGTCGTTACTCTCAGGGACCGACGAAACTCCCGGTAAAATTTTTCAGGATTTCGATGGGAGTCGATGGAAGTCTTACCGAGGGATGGCTAGCAAAGAAGCACAAGTCGATTGGCACGGGCGCTACAGTTCCTTTGAGGGGGTGGCCACACGGGTACCTTATCGTGGACCTCTGCGGTTGATTCTTGAAGACTTGGAGCGAGGCATTCGGTCAGGATTTAGTTACTCTGGCGCCTCTAACTTGGATGAACTTCACGCGAAAGCACAGTTTGTAACACAAACTTCGTCGGGTCTATCTGAGGCACACACACATATCGTGAATAGGAAGTGGTGATATGTCTACCGAGATTGACTACGGTAATTTAACCAAGCGCGTGGTGTTCACCGAGAACGACCACCGCCACGCGCAACTTATATTGAAACTCAAGTTTCTACGGCTGACACAGGCGACGTTTTTCCGCCACATTGTCACCGGTCTCATCAACGATGATGAGAGGTTGCTAGAGTACGTTAACGAGATTTCTGCCAAATCAAAGATTAAACGCTCAAAAACCGAAAGGCTCCAAAAAATTGGCCGCCAAAAATTACGAGATTTTGCGTTAACCGAGGGAGAGGTAGAAAACATATTCGACATTTTAGAAGAGGAGTTTCCAGAGTTATGAAACATGCAGATGGGTTGTTAACATGTTCGAGAGTGTGCATGAAAGAGAAGATGCCATGCCGAGAGAGGGAGTGCCGATTATGGATTGATTATAAAAGCGAGTATAATTGCAGTTTAATATCTATTTATGAAAACGGACGCATGACATTGCGTGAGGTGGCCGACCGACTCGGCATTTCTTTTGCGAGAGTAAAGCAAATAGAAACGCAAGCGCTTGAAAAGCTAAAAAAGCGCTGCCTTAACAAAGGTATAAGTTTTTAAGGGATTTATAAGATAAGGTTACTATTTATCAATGAGTTTAAATTTTTTAGAGGAGAAATCTAATGGCTCGTAAGAAACTATTGACAGAAACAGAGATTCGCCGCTTTATGAAGCTGGCTGATATGGGATCCGTTGGCGAGACCAAAATTGAAGAATATGGCATGGACTATAACCGTGATGAGGAAGAGGCCAAGAGCCACGAATTACACGATATGGACGATGATGTTCATGACAAGGACGAAGAGATTGATGATCTTGAAGATGAGCTTGCCGGCGATGAAGGTCCCGTTGACATGGATGTTGACGTGGAAGAAGCACCTCCGACTCTGGAGCCAGAAATGGCCAGTGCAGTCGAAGATGTTATTGCTGCAGCCGTTGAAGAATTGGTTGCTGGGCTTGGACCCCTAGGCGTGCAAATTAGCGTCGAAGGTGGCGATGAAGAGGCACCGGTTGATGATGTTGTAGATGATATTGCACTTGATGTAGAAGAGCCGCTAGAAGGAGGAGGTGAACTTGATGTAGGCATGGCGGCTGAAGTCCCAGACGAGGGCGAACCTGTCCCCGAGATCCCTCTCCAAGAAGACACTGATGCTCTGGTGAACGAAGTCGCGCGCAGAGTGGCGCAGCGATTGAGCCGGGAAAACCGGAAGACCCAGATGGTTGATGAATTGACTGAGAGAATTTTTAATAGACTGACTCAGAAATAGTATTGACATTTATCTTACGAACCGTTATAATAACCACTGGGAGCAATTCTAGTGGTTGTTTTTCTTGACAACCCGAGGTGGTGATAATTGGCACAATATCTTTTGTATTTTCTTGTTTTCTTGTTTGGGTATGTGACCTGCAAGACGTTCTATTTTTTTAGTTCTACCAGAAAGAGTATAAAACTCATTCAACTTTCACAAGTGGTGGGGTTGTTTGTGATTACAAAAGGATTAGAGAACTTTCACTATTCCAAATATTATCGATTGGCCATCATGCAAGAAAACAAAGCTAGCCAACAAAACATCGATGCTTTCACCAGAAGTTTTAATGATGAAGTATCACAGTATAAGAAAAAAGCAATCAAAACCATGATTGATTCGCACGGCTCGTTTTTCGATCAGCTTGTGGAATTTAACGATTGGGAGAGTGCCATGACTTATTTGGAAAGAAATAAGGATGTTGCACGAGAATTTTTAGCAGGGAATTGAAATGATTAAGGAAATTAAAGAAGCCATTAAAACTGCATTAGCAGAGGCGAAGGTGGAGGAAAAGGAAATAATGATTTTACCAAAAAGCTCAGAGCCAGACTTACGTGTCGTTGGTCTTTTTACAGATGTCACCGAGGAAAAGATAGCAGAGGTGGTTCACGGGCTTTTATATATGAACGAGCTTAATCGGATGGCAACTAAGAAAGAGAAGAGGCGCGACATCGAGTTCTATTTGTCCACCTACGGAGGGTCGGCCGATGATATGTTTGCTCTGTATGATATAATGAAACAAATCGAAAAGGAAACCGATATTATAACCATCGGAATGGGAAAGGTTATGTCAGCCGGCGTTCTGCTGTTGGCTGGGGGAACTCACGGTAAAAGACAGATTGGCCGCAACTGTCGCGTCATGCTTCATTCGGTGGTAGCAGGCAACCATGGCTCACTCCACAACCTTGTAAATGAGATGGAGGCCATCCAAGACCTGCAAGAAATGTACATAGATCGTTTGGTCGAGGAAACAAAAATGACCAAAAAGCAACTCAAAAAAATGTTAGAACAAAAAGTTAATATCTATTTATCAGCAGAAGAAGCAATTGAATATGGCATCGCTGATGTCATTGTGTGAGGAAACATATGTCGGAATTACATGAGATAATCGAAGAAGAGTACCTTAAGCAGATTAACGGTTTAGATCTACAGACGCTTATTGGAATGATTGAAGAGGTATTGGATGCTCCAGTAAACGAAGAAGCACCCCCCACGGTGGACAACATTAGCGATCAAAAAGCTATGGATATGTTATTGAAAATGATCCCCGATATCGAAGTTTCGGAGATTGGATGGTCAGATGTTCGTACCCCCGGTGAGGGTGAAGAAGGAGAAATCAAGGGCCCCCAACGCCAATTATTGGAAGGATATCTTCAAAATATCGCGGGAGCCACTTTTGGTGAGAAGATACAAAATGTTTCTAAGTTTTATACGGAAGGAAGTGAGATGGTGGCACAACAAGCAGGCGACAGTCGCACACAACGCATTGTGCAAGTTATTTCTTACCTCGTGTTTTACAAAACTCTTACTAAGGTGATCACTAACTTTAATGCCTCGTCTGCTGGTTTTAGTTTTGAGTCTTTCCTATCTGCGTTGGTTAAAGGAAAGCAAGTTCCCACCAACAGTAACACTATTGCGGACTATCTAGATCGGTTGACCGGCGTTACCATCCCCGTGAGCCTGAAGCTGTACCGCCATAAAGGTTTGGAAGTTGGAGGGAGTTACACTGATTTGGTAAACGATCTGGTTGCGCCCAAATATGCGGATGCTATCGGTGGCGGCATGAGATATGTGCTGTGCACAAAAGAGTTTGATGCCGACCTTAAAGGGCTCGACCAACAAGGAAAGATCAACTTTTATCAATTTGATTTTAACTTGGAGAACGTGGTGGACATCTTGGCATCTTCCCGACTGCCCGATGTAGTGCGGCTTCCTAAAGTAGTAGTCAGCGCTTTGAAAGGAGGACAGCAGGTGGGCGCCGTCGAGATGTTGAATTTGCCAGCCAGAGAAAAAACCTTGTCAGCGGAGGAGTTGACTCCTATTTTTAACAGAGCTTTAGAACAAGAGATAAAGACCCAAGCTGAAGAAAACCCAGGCAATCCTATTGCTGAGATTGATGCGGAGCATCTTAAAAAACTCTTAGCAGCTTTGAATTGGGAGAAGAATGATAACATCTTTAATAAAAATAAGATGAGAGGCGCAAGAGGAGCAACACTAGATAAAAGAAAAATCACCGCCCTCGTTAAGGGGCTATATGCGAAGGCGCCTGCTGTTGTGGCGCCACTACAGGCGGCAATTATAAATGCCAATAACGCCGTTATAGTCTCTCAAGCGGCCGCAACCAAAAAGAGCGAGAGAAACCAGCAACTTGAGGATATGCTTGGCAAAGATGAATTTTTGTCCGTAGAGGAGTCCGCGAAAGAATATACAGATCTATCTCGATCTCAGAAAATAGAGGCTCTTAAAAGTAGTTTAGGGTACCTTAAAACCCACCATTTTTCACTAAACGAAACCCAAGCGTTAAATTCTGGTGCTCCCACTAACACTGTTTATGTGGGGTCTATTGAGGTGGGTCGCACCAAGGTAGCAGCAGTATTGAAAGCAGTGCGGGACGTGTTAAATGGGGAAGTATATGAGATATTTCAATCGTTAAAGATCCTGTCGGACAGCCTTAATCAATATTTTGCGGGTGGTCTGGAAAACGACACCTTAGCTGGAAAAGCGCGTTCGAGTGCCACCAACATTAGCTCCACAGAAATTTTACAAACAGGGGACGAAGATGACGCTCAACTTTCGTTGCCTTTCCCTAAACAATAGTTTGACAAACATTCAACAATATATTATAATATTAGTAACCATGAGGTATTAATGAGCAGAGAGTATCACAGTCACGACGATTTACAGAAAAAGATTATGGAGGGCGTAAACGTTTTAGCTGATAACGTAGCTTCAACGCTAGGTCCCAAAGGGCGCAATGTCCTCCTACACGAAAAGGGACAGAAGCCCTTTATCACTAAAGATGGTGTAACTGTAGCACACTTTGTTGCACTAAACGATCCGTTTGAAAATGCTGCAGCAATGATTATTAAACAAGCGGCCATCCAAACGAATAGCGATGCTGGGGATGGTACCACAACCTCCACGGTCATCGCCCGCGCAATCCTTCGAGAGTCCCAAAAGCTAATTGCTTCCGGTATTTCTCCGATTGAGTTGCAACGCGGCATTGGGCTGGCTATTGGAGAGGTAACAACCAAACTCAAAGACATGTCCACTCCGGTGAAAAGTATCGCAGACATTGAGCACATCGCGACTATTTCAGCCAACAACGATCCTACCATTGGTAAGTTGATTGCATTAGCAGTAGACCGAGTTGGTCAAGATGGCTCCATTACGATTGAGGAGTCTCGTTCGCTTGAAACGTCGCTTGATGTAACAGAAGGTTTTAAGTTCGACGCAGGCTATTGTGCCGGACCCTTTATCACAGATGATCGGCGCGCTGTTATGCATCACGACGATCCTCTTATTCTGGTGACGGACTACAAGATTACCACTGTGGAGCAGATTCTTCCTGTTCTAGAGATGGTGGCGCGCGAAGGTCGCCCTCTGGTAATTGTTGCGGAGGATGTAGATGGCCAAGCCCTGGCTGCACTTATTATGAATGCAATACGGGGCACCATGAAAGTTGCAGCAATTAAAGCTCCACGTTATGGAGAAGAGCGCCGAAACATCCTTAGCGATCTATCTATCTCAGTGGGAGCTACGTTTATCACGCGAGAAAGCGGCATTAAACTTAACGAAGTTAAGATGGTACACCTGGGAACTGCAGATTTTATCGAGAGCACCAAGCGCACCACTACCATTGTAGGGGGAAGCTGCGAGATGGAGGAAATAGACACTCGCATCGAATCGCTCAAGGCTCTTATCGAACAAACCGAGTCGATGACTGACTGCGAAAAGATTCAAGATCGCATCGTTCGTCTTGCGTCTGGCGTGGCCGTCATCAAAGTTGGAGGCGCCACCGAAGTCGAGATGACCGAGAAGAAGCATCGAATCGAAGATGCCCTGGAAGCTGTGCGCTCTGCCCAAGAAGAAGGCATCATTATCGGTGGAGGATGTGCGCTGTTAAGAGCAGCCAACACCCTGGTGATCACCACGATGAGTCGAGAGCAAGCCTTGGGAGGGACTATAATCCAGAGCGCATGCCAAGAGCCCATTCGTCAAATGGCCCTCAATGCTGGCGCCTCCCCCGATTTAATTATCAACGCAGTCTTGAAGGCTCCAGAGACCAGCGGGTGGGACTTTAGAGAAGGAGAGCTTACCGACCTGCACGAGGCTGGGATCTTGGATCCAGTAAAGGTCACGCGCACCGCTCTACAGAACGCTGGAAGCTGTGCTGGAACGCTGATTACCACTAATTTTGGAATTATACAAACGGAGTAGTTATGAGAATAGGATTCAATGAAGGAGATTTGGTACACATCCCACAGGATGTACAGATGTATCGAGAGGGAGGTCTTCCACGGAAAACTCTTAAGCCTACCTTGGGAGTGGTGATTAAGGATTCCCTGGATTGGCCCTGTGAGATGGATGTGTTTGTGGAAGGCGAAAGATTTAAAATTGCACGTAAGTCAGTGTATCCAATGGAGGGTGTAGATGTTAATAAAACTTACTGAGGTGTGTACGAACGGAGCAGTCACCACCCGACAAGATTACATGTTGAGGGAAATTTTTGTAAACCCCGAGCATGTAATAATGATTCGAGAAGAGAGAAGACTGCAAGAGCTTAATGAGATGGGCCGGTTGGCTGGCGGCCTAGACTCGAACCACAAGTTTTCGAAGCTCACAATCAACCGAGGACACACAGGCACAGAAATTATTGTGGTTGGTGCACCCGAAATTGTGGAGACGCAACTAAATACAGCCAAAAAGAAAGTTTTGAGAGGATAACATGGGACAAAGAGTAAATATTCAATATTCAGTAGAGATGGAAGATTTAAAGGGTGAAGTAGAGCGATTGTTAGAAGGTGTACATACCACTCTACATTATGCCGATACTTACTTGGCAGACGGAGTACTTGTTCAGAAAGAAATGCTTTCTTTGAAAACTCTAGAAGAAATCGATCAAATTCGATTACAACTTGCGAAAGCGGATTTTACATTAGGAGATGTGACAAACATTATCAGAGGATATATCAACTACCACACACAAGATGTAACTCCTCCATTATCTACTACTCCGAGTACTGAAGACGAAAATGAAACTCCACAAATGCCAGAGATTGATATTGAAGCAGTAATAGATAATTTTAAAAAGGGCTCATCGGCAGATGAAATCTCCTCTAAACCCTAAACATGCTTTTGTTAGCAAAAAAGTTTTACGCGAGCTTATTCCTCCCAAGAGTATTATAGACTCTTATTGTTTATATTCGGGGGATGTGGAGCTTAGTCTCGCCGCTGCAGATCGCTTGGTGGTGGCTCATACTAACAAATATCCTGTGTATGAATTTTGGCATGCGGCAAAGAAATTTCCTCAACGTGTGGCCGGTCTCGCGGAAAGCACCGCGCCCCGTATCGATGATACTTTGTTTTATAAATTACAAGAAGAGTGGTGGACCTATGGAGATCCCATATATCGCTCAGCGTTGTTTTTTATCCTCAATCAAGGAACAAGTACCGGAACGACATCGTGCGGAAAACGAGAATATCGACATCTAGACCCCGTTATTATCTCACGTTTGAGAGAATTTAAGGGAGAAAATTTTTATGTGCTGTTAGACCAGCATGATGATGTGTGTGACAATATTACCGATGAAGTTAAATCTGATGTTAAATTGTTTTTGCCGGGAAAATATGGACTTAACTTGTTAAGCCATAATCGTGAGCGCGCCCAGGATTATGCCCCCATTAACCATCTCCGTTTATTTCGAGCCCTGGAGGGTTTGGATAAAAAATGGATCATCGTTTATAAATTTAACAAAGGAGCACTCAAACGGTATAAAAATTACAATATTATCATGATTGATGAGTACGGAAACAAAACGCAGAAACCCGAGAGATGCGAGGACTTAGTAATTGCCAACCACTAAGATTTTAATAGCATGCCTGTTGTTTACAGTCGGACAATTGTTCGGCTGGTTTCACTTAAACTCTCAGTTTGTATGGGAGTGGTGGAAGGGTAGACCTCTTCTGCCGATTCTTGTCTTTACGTTGCCGGCATCTCTGTGTTTTTGGTATGGGATGCAGTTGGCTTACGCAGAGATGGGCGAGATCTGGGGCCCCCGCTTTTTAATCTTTGCCCTTTCCTATCTCACCTTTCCTTTACTTACTTGGTATTTCTTAGGGGAAAGCATGTTTACAGCCAAAACAATGACATGTGTATTCCTGGCGTTTATCATTGCTTCTATCCAGTTGCTTTGGAGATGAAATAGGAAATATCTTACTATTTATAATGTTGGGAGTATAATAGAATGGATATTGCAACCGGGCGATGGTTTAAATACCTTACTGAAGAGACCTCAGAGCAGCCCACCAAACAAACCTTAGACGAGATTTCGCGCAAAGAAGCGCGAGATTTATATGATTGGATGGCGCAGGAAGGGGATCGCATCAACCCCGAGTTTGATGAACTTTTCAATGGCTCGATGCGTGTGGCGTTTCCGTTGGGTACAGAAGAAGAACGCAACCTCGCACAGCTTGTAAGCGCGTTAAAAGAACAAGGATGGGAACCAGGCGAAGCGGTTCCGTGGGAGGGAGGCATGCATAGCTCCAAGAAATTTCCCATACGCAGCGTGAAACAAAAGTATCGGGGTGAGGGCGGCGTAGAACAAGAGCGCGAAATGGAAGTCGCCAAGCTTGACCTTCATCGCACTTACAAGTTCACCATTCCCGCAGGACCGCGCAAAGGCGAGACTATCGATAAGACGCGCACTACCACCATGTCTCGCGCAGTTTTCAATTTGAAAAAGGGAGATCTCATTACCCCCGAGCTAGCTGACTGGTGGGCCAAGAAACAAACCTATTATACCAAAGAAGACGAGTGGACTCAGATTGAAGATATGTTTGCAGGCACTCATCAAGCCGGCACTGATACGGTGATTGTGTCGCGACACCCAATGGATGTGCTGCGCATGAGCGACATTGGCAACATCTCATCGTGCCATCGCGAGCACGGAGAATACTTTAAGTGCGCCGTCGCAGAGTCCCGAGGCACAGGATTGTTGGCTTACTTAGTCAAAACTCAGAAGCTAGAAGAGTTTTTGAGGACAGGATTTAAAGACGCAGAGGCACCCCCCACCGATAAGGTTGACATGTTTCTTAATTGGTTGCTGAGATTAGAGCGCCCATCTTTGGGTGCAAAACAACACACTATAGGCTCATATCTTAAGGAACTTGTAGATGATGGCGTGCCTGAAGCGAACATTACCATAGCATTCAAGCGGATGATGCGGGCATTTACAACGGATTCTGAAAAGGTGGCCGAGAAGGGAGGGCAGCCAGTCTGGCAGTATGACAATCCCCTCATGAAGAACATGCGCTCCGCCCAGAACCTTACGCAAAGAATGTTAGAGAAACTTCCAGAGCTAGCGGAGATGCCCCAAACAGACGATCAAACCACCTACCAAGCGCAACTAGTCGTCCAATCTCACATTTTAGAGGACAATGCGGTGCGCATGGCGATGCACAAATGGCTCAATGATGCGGATCTGTTTGAGAAACAGCTTCAATATATGAAAGCCGACCGCTGGAGGTCGGTACCTCCAGATGTAAAAGATGCCGTCACTCCCGACATGGTTCGCGAAGCCATCCATGCTCATTTCGATAAGAAGCCATGGCCACCCCTCGATCAAGTGCCCACCCCACGACCCATAGGCGACTTCGACAACATGGAAATCTTCCGAGACTCAAATCGAAACATCCCCGGTATCGTGGCTAATGCCCGAGTCCGACTGCGCAAGTTTTTTGATAGCGCCAGTGGCGACTACTTCGCCGTGCCTGAAGAGCGCACGTATGGCAGGAGCGCCCCCGGCTTTGCGAATGTAGTGGGAGAATGGGCGTGGGATAATCAGAAGTATCTCTTTGTGGAAGAAGGAGAAGATCAATTGGAGCTTCCACGCGAAAGCTATTTGATCCGCTACGGCGGCTCTTACGAGGATACCCAAGACGGCTTCATTCTCAATGACTTTTTCTCGCGCTCTGGCACCAAGGTAACCTCCTATCGCGGCAACGTAGAACATGAATACGAAGAAGGCGATAACCTCTGGGAACAGTACGAGGAGCAAGTAGATGATCTCCTCACTCAGGCGCAAAACCGTAGCCAACATGTGAGCTTTCAGGCTGAAGTAGCCGGCGACGAGCAGCCTTATGTGTGGGGGCGCGCCGACGTGCGCTTTACATTCCCCTTGGGGTGGAGCGGCGAAATAGACACCGACGGTGGCTACTATCGTTTTCCTTCCGAGGAAAGAGAGTATACACCAATTCCGTCAGGATACGCGAACAGCGAGTGGAAAGACCGGCGCGCCTTTACAGATTTTGTTGACGATTCTGTTGACCTTTATTCCGAGGATACAAATTGGGAGGTGTACGACAATGAATTGCTGATCGATATGACATTCAACTGCGACGATTGCAGTGATCCCGATTCACTGGACAGCTTCATAGACTATACCATCTCGGACCTTGACGACAATTACGACACCACCTATGAAAAGATGCGCCGCGCATTGGTCGAAGCGAACTACATTGCTCCCAGCGACTTTGATCGCATGTTTGATGACATGCGCGAGGTTAACGAAGAACTGCAGAACTGGCGCGCCACTGGTTTGGATGAAGATGACGATTATGATGGAGAGATTTGGTTCTGGTTTGAGCCACGAGGCCAAGGTTATGTTGACACTCCAGTGGGGATGTTTCCTAAAACCTTGGGCAATACTCCATTTGCGCTGGAGAGGATTTTTAACGGGGGACAAGTTAAGGAGGCTGGAAAAGTCTACCCAGGGCCAGCGTTTATAAAAGCATTTTCCGAAGAGCTACTCGCCCTTCAGCAAGCGGCAAATGGCTATGCCGAAGAGCAGCTTGAATTGGACTTCGGAGAAACCTACGAGCGACCGATATTTCAGGGTGTTCAGTTTTCCCGCAGCGCAAACCTTCGCTTTATTCTTGACCGAGAGGGCGGCATTTCTATGATACTGAAGATCATCATCGAGTCCTCCGACTCTGTGGAAGAAGTCGAGGGCGCTTTCGCCTTCATGCGTTATGTAGATGGTCATTCTGATGTGGTTGTGGGGGCGGCTATCCGCGTCCTCAAGGAGTTTATTGCCCATGCCGAGGACAAAGTGCGCAAGCGCGATGAAAGCTACCTTGATGGCAGCAGGATGCAAGAGTATGTAGCTCGCATTGACAGCCGCTTTGGCGCAGAAGCAGATACCGGCAACACCGATGCAGAAGCTGCGGTGTTAGCAGCAATCTGGATTCGAGACAACTGGCAATACATGGGCAAGCCCGAGAAGTACACCGCCATTGATAAGATTCTACGCCCGTTATCGATTGGTTCACTTCATCCCCGCCATGTATGGGATGTCGAAGAAGATCAACCCAATCAATGGGTCGCGATGGTACAAGCAACAATGCGCGGAATGGAACTTCCTACCAGGATACATTGGAATTACAAAGGAATTGAAAAAGACTCACGCGAGAAACCCGAAGCACCGAAAGAGCTAACCCCCGCAGAACTTGAGCGTGCCCAGGAATTGAAGAAGGTTTATATGGATGAATATTTCGATGATCAGCCGGGTCCAGTGCGTCCGGCCGATTGGACCGACGAGGACTGGAGATTGGTTGTTACTCAGATTCCCTTTTTGCAGGCGTTTGCCGACGAGTCCTATCATTCGTCAAATCCCGATGAAGAGGATCCTTCGCATGTCGATACTGAACAAAGACCAAGAAACCGAGCAGACATGTTGGCGGCGTTAAGCGACGAAGATCGCTCCGCTGCGATGGATGCCTTGGTTGCTGGTGATCGCGAAGAGTTTATGCGAATTGTGAAAGCATCAGAAGAAAGCGACGAAGAAGAACCCGTGCGCCTTCGTGGGCGACTTGGGCCACCGCAACCAGCACAAGAAAGCATTGAAGCTCAGATTGAACGGATTGACAAAATGTTGAACGAACAAGAGCCGGCCGCACAGGCTGGGATTGATCTCCGCATATACAAAGTAGAAATGGGACTGGTGGTAGACGTGGCACGGTCAGGAACCGATAGCCAAATCGAAAACCAAATTCGAGGAATCGAAGGAGTCACCACAGTGCGACACCTCACAGGGTTACAACGGAGATTGGGCCACGGACTAGAGTATCGCGTTTATGAGATTAAGTTTGAGCTTTACGGACAAGCGCAGCGCGACGAGTATCGAGACTTCAAACTCGTCCCAGGTATCACTGCCGATGTGCAGGGGTGCAAGGTTCGCGACCGAGGCCAAGTGCAAACCGTTGAGCGCGGAGGATTAGCAGAGTGGGGCACATTAGGTATCAACCCCATGGTACCAGATACAGCACCCGCCAAGATGGTAACGCCCGAAGTTAGCATCCAAGGCGTCTTAGAGGACTGGGTCGAAGGAGCGGTCCAGATTTACGACCGGCCCATGAACGCAAACGATATGCAGTACCATGTAATGACACCAACTAGTGAATTATGGAAACTTTGTTCTAGATACTATAGAGGATCACGATTGGATTTTGATGGTAGGTATAAACATTTTATCAAAAATGGCGCTCAAATGCCTGTTTACGTCGCTGTTGGACAAAACGGGAGAGTGAAAATAACTGGAGGAGAAGATTTAGTTTGGTTTGCTAGAAAGGCTGGTCTTGACGCATTACCTGTATTTTTTAGTTATCAAAAGCAAGTGTAGGGAATTTATGAATGAATGTGCTTAAAAAAATGGCCCAAGCCCTGGTAGCCTTCTCATTTGGAGCAGGATTGGGCGGCTTAGCACTTTACAGCGTACACGTCTCACAAACTCAGTTTCCCACAATAAAAGAAATCCAGGAACCTCAAAACATATCTCACGATCTCTCTCTTCTAGAGTATAGAGCAGTGAAAAAGTCTCGGATGAGCGCGGTGAGGGTTCTGTCCATTTCCGACAGTACAGGCTACCTGGCATCCTCCACGGGCACATACCTCACAGCTAAAGATCGCCACTACGTGTTGACTGTGTCACATGGACTGGTGGGAGATTGCGAAGTAACTCAGATATGGGCTAATGGAACCTTTTATCCATGCCGAGGTTTTACGTTGGTGGACGCTCTTGCCGATTATGCTCTTATTGAGGTAGACGAAATAGCAGCTTTAGAGCCTCTCGACATTCCTGAAGATCTCCCAGCACCCCATCAATGGAAAAGTTCATATGCCACTCAAGGCACGATTTTTTACACAGGCTTTCCTAACAACACAGGCCCACTCACTTTTGATGGAAAGGTAATTGGTTATCACGATGATGATTACTTATATATTGATTCGTTTGGGTGGGGAGGAGCGTCTGGCTCAGGTATTTTTAACTTACGGGGAGATTTAATTGGCTATGTTTTAGCCATTGATGTGGGGCAAACCGAGTTTGGAGTGGATGTTTTAGAGAATATTGTGGTGGTAGTCCCAACGTTCAAAGTAAACTGGGCTACAATTTTATAGGAAGGTAAGGTAAACTTAAAGTATTTATAGTATTGGAAACATGATATGAAAAATAAACTAAAAGAACATTATAAAGAATTACTAGAAAAACTAGATTTAATGGAAACTAATTTAAGCCAGATTCAAGAATATGTTTCCGAGCTTAAAAAGAACCACGGATGTGCAATTGCAGATATGGAAAGAGACGAACAAAATTCGGCCGACAACGATGGAACAGCCGGAAGTCCCAAGATTCGTCCAACAACAGACAACTAAAAGGAGAAGTCTTATGAACGATGTGGCTGAACTAGCCACCCCGACAGAGCCAGAGGATTTAAAGCCTAAAAAACCAACTAACAAGGCGCCCGAAGGTATACGAACCTTCACCGCTTGTAGGCAAAAAGATGAAACTGGTATCTCTGGCGAAGGGGTGGTAATTGAGGGGTGTGTGTTCGCAACCGGACACTGTATCATTCATTGGCTAACCCCCGCACCTCGTGGTGCGTTGGCCATTTTTGATTCATTTGATGATTTCATCAAGATACATGTGACTTCTCACCCTACAAACAATACGATTATTACGTTTGAAGACGGTGAACAAACTATTTACGAGGGAGGATAAGTTGAGTGAGCTACAAGTATGTTACAGGAAGCGTCCGACGCGGCGACATTTATTACGAAGATGATCGCCAAGGCGCCCAGACTTATATTGATTTTGGATATGACTCTATCGCTCTGCGACCAAGTGGCAGCGCTATTTTATATGCCGAAGCCGACGCAATCGGCATTGGAACAACTGATCCAAAAAATGTACTCGATGTTCATGTGGAAAGCAGTTATTTTCAAGGTCTCGCTGACGATGAGGGGGGCGGACTAGTCGTAAAAGCAGGAAGTGGGACTTTGACAACTGGCCGACTCTATTATCTCCACACGGATGGGACCTGGACGGAGGCAAATGCAAATTCTACTGCAAACGGCGCCGATCAGTTATTAGGAATTGCGCTAGGATCCAGTCCTACCACCCATGGAGTTCTATTGCGAGGGTTCTTTGACGCTGCTACGTCGGTATTAAATTTTAGCGCAGGAAAGGTACTTTATGTCGATACCGCCGGCGGCAAAATGAACACGACCGCCCCCAGCGCGGCAAGTGCGTTTGTACGGATGATTGGATATTGCGGCATCACACAGAACGTTATTTACTTCAACCCAAGCAAGAGTTGGGTAGAAATAGCGAGTTAGAGGATAGAGGAAGGCGAGATTAAAAATTGGTAACTATTTACCCAAGAGAACGTAAAGAAGCTCAATTGTGCTTTAAGATAATGATAGGAGAAACGCTTCATGGCTTATAATAGTTCTAAAGGACCACGTCAGTTTGGCGACCTCATAGACGAGGACGATCCAGATACCCAATTAGACTGGGAAAATGATTACATCGGACTTAAAACTGGTGGGACCACAAGGTTTGTTATCTCTGGATCTAGCTTGGGGGTGGGCACAACAACTCCGAGCACCGCTTATAAGATGGAGATTGAAGTAGCGGATTCAGAGGATATCCATGGTTTACTGATTGATTTCGATGAAACGGGAGCTTATTATGGTTTGGAGATCGACTCCGAGGCAGGCAATGCGGCCCTCTATGCCCATGGAAAATTCCCAGGCTATTTCGTACAAGACATTTCATCCGGCTATGGTTTAAACGTTAGTCGCGATATTGCTGAGGCCGGCTCGCTCCCTTTGGTTGTTTTTAAGGAAGATAACGCCACCGGAGAACAGCCGGTTTTACGCGTTGTTCAAGATGGTACAGGACACATTTTAGAGCTTAAAGATGGCGGCACTGCAGTCATGACAGTGGCCGATGGTGGTAACGTTGGTCTTGCTAGCACGCTTAACGTTTCAGGAAACGTGGGCATAGGAACAAATAGCCCCGAATCATTGCTTCATCTCCAGGATGGTTCAGCAGGAACAATTGCAGCGGCAGGCGGGACACTCTTAGTTTTAGAATCTAGCGAAAAACCTAGAATACATTTTCAGTCTGCCAATGCTTATGGTGGCTCTCTTATCTTTGGCTCGATTGCTGATAATGATGAAGGGCAGATTGATTACGATAACGGATCAAACCGATTTTTGTTTAAAACCGGTGGAAACACCAAAATGGCAATTTTGGGAGACGATGTTGGTATTGGAACTGATAGCCCAACACATAAATTAACAGTTGTAGGCGATATTTCAGGTTCAGGAGAACTTACTGTCAAGAACAACATTGTCACTCAAGGCGATTTGAAGGCGAGTGGAAGCGTTACACTTGGAAGTGCGGCCGAGGATGCAATAACAGTCTCGGGGCAGCTTACTGCCTCTCACGGACTGAAAGTGAGTGGTGGTGGAGTAGGCGCATCAGCAATCGATCTGAACGCGACGATAGGAGGGGTGAAACTAACCTCTGGCCTCGACAGCGCAGCATCGGTTCACTTGGTGGGCTATGGAATGACCTTTGATGGAGGAGATCAAGATGACTCTTTCCTCTTTAATAACTCGGCCGTGCAGTTAGAACAAATTAGCGCACCCTCTTCTACTACAGATAAGCTGTATAACGTGGGTGGGACCTTAACTTGGAATGGAACCGATCTTGGAAGCGGTGGAGCTATTACCACCTACAACAACCCAGGCAACAATCGAATCATAACGTCTGTTAATGGAACCACTGTGAACAGTGAAGCTAATTTGACCTTTGACGGTACTATCCTCGCGGTTACGGGGGCTATTTGGCACCATGGACAACTTCGTACAAGTGGAAGTGTCACTTTAGGAAACGGCACTGATGATGTGACGACCGTCACGGGACAACTTACTGCGTCTCACGGACTGAAGGTAGCTGCCGAAGGCTTAATGGTAGCGAACGGAATTGACGCCAACCTTTATGGTGATGTAAACCTTGGAAATGCTGCATCTGATATCACTACCGTTACCGGACAACTAACCGCTTCTAATTCACTAAAAGTTAGTGCAGGTGGTGCTTCGGTGACAGGTAATGTCATAGGTTCCACTTACGGTATTTTTACAAGCGGAATTAAGACTGCGGGCACACTCGGTGTTAGTGGAAGTGTAACCCTTGGTGATGCGGCCGCTGATGTTACAACAGTGACGGGACAACTTACTGCGTCCCACGGACTGAAGGTGGCTTCTCAAGGTGTGCTGATTAGCGCCGGCGGACTCACTGTAGCTAATGGGGTGGACAGCGCATTTAATGGAGACACCACCATTGGCAATGCTAGCGCTGACACCCTCACAGTGAACGCACAAACCATCGTTCTTTCTAACGTGGCCGCTGGAACCGATAATACCGTCTTAGTTTATAACGGCTCAACTATTCTTACCGACGAGATTGATTCTCGCGTGTGGGGAAGCACCCTTGTCGATGTAAGTGGCACACCTAGTGATAATCAGCTAGCGACATGGGCGGACGCTGATACGGTCCAAGGAGAAGCTAATCTCACTTTTGATGGAACAGATTTAGGTGTGTCTGACAAGATCGTTCATATAGGCGATACTGACACTTATATCGACTTTACAGATGACGACATAAACTTCCAAGCCGGCGGCGTCAATTTTCTGGATCTCACCGAGGATACTCAAAACGAAGTAACTTTTAATGAAGGCGGCGTTGATGTTGACTTTAGAGTTGAAACTGCCGACGAATCCCATATGCTTTTTATTGAGGGCTCTTCCAATAGGATGAGTATCGGTGACAACACAGGATCTCCTGGCGCCACGCTGGAAATTAAAAATCATGCTTCTGCGGGTGCCACTGGCGTGCCCCTTCTACAATTAAACAACAACGACACTGACCAACAGTGTGTTGATATTAATGCTGGCAATATTGACGCAAATGTAGTTAACATAACAGCAAACGATGTAACAACAGCAAGAGTTCTTGCTATTGGCGCCGATGGTTTAACCACCGGTAATGCTCT